ATGGAACAGCCCGCACACGCGGGCTTTTTTAATCACCAAGGAGTCTTGACGACCGATACCTCAGACCGCGACGAACTGGGGCGACTGGCGGGCGAGCACAACTATGTATCGGCCCTCAGGTCCACGATGGACCTGGCCGTGCTCGACAAGCTGCTGACCGAAAACCCGGTCGCGACGATCCCCTGCGCCAAGTGGCAGCGAGAACCGCCAGACCCGTTCGACTGTGAGGAAGTGGAGAAGATCATTGACCACGCGCGCACCAACTTTGCGCCCACGGTCGCCAACTTGATCGCGTTTCGATTCTTCTCAGGTCTGCGCACCAGCGAGATGGTGACCCTGCGCTGGCAAAGCATCGACTGGAACAAAATGCAGGTGCTGATCCCACAAGGCGGCCTGCGCAAGCAGGCCAAGACGAACAAGGCCCGCCTCGTCAGCTTGAACAGCCGGGCCCTGGATGCATTGGAAAGACAAAAGGAGCAGACCCCCGAGGGCGCAACTCGGCAACGTGGCCGGGGACGTCATGCGCCAAACCACACCCAAGGACTCACAGACGGTCTTTGTGGAACCGACGCATGGAGATCCGTGGGCTGACGAGAAGCGGTTTCGCAACCCTTTCTGGGTGCCGGTGCTCAAGGCCCTGGGCATTCGTTACCGGCTGCCCAACCATATGCGCAACACCTATGCGACGATGCTGCTCATGGCAGGTGCCACGCCGGCCTATGCGGCCAAGCAGATGGGGCATTCTGTGGAGATGTTTTGGAGCGTCTATTCCAAGGGGCTGGACGACGGTCAGGGGAATATAGAGCAGGCGAAGCTGGAGTCCTTCATCGGACAAAACTCCCCAGGAACTCCCCTGAAAACAAAGATCGCGATACGTCTTTGTTTTATAAAGGCAAAGCTGGAGCGGGTGATGGGAATCGAACCCACGTTATTTGCTTGGGAAGCAAGAGTCCTACCATTGAACGACACCCGCACACTGATAACTGCATGATTTCATTGCAAAATCTGCCGCAAATCGTTGTCTTCACTAGGGAAAACAATTTAGTGCATCTAAAAATTTTAGCACAACGAAACCTAATGAAGCACGCTTGCACTTTACCAACTGGTATAGGTTTCAGTATAGGTTTTTCCACCGTTAGGACCCGTGAACGCCGGTGCTGAAATCCTTGCAACCTTGCACTCGGGCGAGATGCCCGTTGCCTCTATAGTGCCGAATGATCGCCATTTCGCTTCTCTGCCTTGTCGTCGGCATCTCAGACGGCGACACCCTGACCGCCCGATGTGGCGAGCCCGGCCAATATGAACAGGTCAAAGTAAGGCTGCAGGGCATTGACGCCCCTGAGCGCAAGCAACCGTTCGGTGAGCGTGCCCGCCAAGCACTGGCCGAGCTGACATTTCAGAAAGAGGCAGAGCTGCGCTGCACCAAGACAGACCGGTACAAGCGACAGGTCTGCACGGTCTGGGTTGCTCCTGCATCAGCGCCAGCCGGTCCGCGCACACTCGATGCGGGCTTGGCCATGATCACGCAAGGAATGGCCTGGTGGTATCGCGCCTATGCCCGCGAACAGTCACCGCAGGAGCACAGCCGATACGAGTTTGCAGAGCAAGAGGCCAAGGCTCGAAAAGTTGGACTTTGGCGGGATCCTGAGCCAATCGCGCCATGGGATTGGCGCAAGACTTCGCGCGAGCCTCGAAAAAACCTAAGTCCGTAAACGACCCATTGCTGCCGACCATCCCGTGATTTTGAACGGGAGCAGTAGCGATCATTCAGGTGCCGTCGGAAAGCAATTACAGCACGGGCAGAGTAGTCGGCGCCATTGGAGTGCCGAGCGAAGATTGAGCTGCCTCGGCAATGCACCCAAGACAATTGGCATGCGTCTATCGAAGACACCGCCGTGAGCCAGACAGTCAACGAGATCCAGTAGGGCAACCGCCGGCCCCAGGTCTTTCGACCTGGGGTTGGTCCCTGAGCCAGACCACCCCTTCATCAGTGCTCATGTACCCGAACACTGATGGAGGGGCGGCTGCGGAGTTTCGCCTAAAGTGTAACATACGGTGCATATGACATCTTTTATTGCTTGGTCCGGTGCTGACACACACGGCACGTCGTCGCTGTATTTCGCGAGCGACAGCCGAATTTCATGGGATAAGTTCGGTGTCAATCGCTGGGATACAGGAGCAAAGGTCCTAGCCTCCAAGAACCACCCCGAACTATTCGGCTACACAGGCTATGCCTTACTTCCGTTCACAGTTCTGACGCAGGCTTGTACGGCGATTGACGCGGGGCTTCGAGACCCACAGGCGGAAAAGTCCGCAGACGGGAAGTGCGATTGGCTGTCGGCACGCATCGAGGAGCAGACGCGTGCCCACCCTGCACTGCCGGACTCCGACTTCACCATCCTGTACGGAGTCAGGTCAGGCACCAGAACATACATCCAACGCAAGGGCAACGGTAACGAGCCTCCAGTCCACGATCCCTCCGACCCTAGAGCGACATTTACACTCTACGTGATGACCTGGAATGCCGCGAGCGGAGTTTTCAAGTCAAAGCGCTACCCCGTCCCCCACTCAGGTTCAGCCATAGTGTGCCTATCCGGCACAGGCGCTGATGGCATTCAGACGGCTCAAGACGTTTGGCGCAAGTCGTCTTCCAGTGGCACAAGTCGGACGATGTTTTCGTCGCTTTGCGACGCCCTCAGAAAGGGGGACGACAAGCAATCAGGCGGCGCACCTCAGTTGGTTGGCCTGTATCGCAAGGAAAACGGACGCACCATTGGTGTTGTCACCCAAGCAGGAGCTTTCTTCCAAGGTGTGCCATTTCGCAGCCACCCCGGTGATGCTGTGGAATGGCGGAACGAATCGTTCGATGTGGTCGACTCACAGGGGTTGCCAATTAAGAGACGTCGAAGAGGCTAGAGGCTTTCGTGCTAGGCGCGCTGTGGGAGTATCGCATTCCCTGAAGACCTATCTCAGCACTAGAGCGGTCGTTCATGGCCATGTACCGACAGGCAGCTTCTGGCCGATAGCAGGCGTCGAGCAGTGATCTTCAGCTAGGCAGGCTCGGCCTCAAACACCTCCAACGGTGCCAATTGAAGCAATTGGCCGGCCTCCCGTACTGTCCCTGCCAGCCACTGGTCCAAATCCTGCATCTCGATCGGGATCACGCTCCTCTTATCCTGCTGGTCCGCCGGCAGCTTGGGGTCTGGCTTGTGCATGCGACTCATCAGGGGATGTGAGTCGGCATTGATGGTCAGCATGGTGTAGCTCTCCACGAGCTCGCCCGTCTTGGGATCATTCCAACGATTCCACAGTCCGGCCAGCGCCCACGGCGCGCCATCGGCCCGGCGAAATCTCCACCACACGTTTTTGCCCGTCTCCCAGCACGGCTCATCAAAGCTCCAGGCGGGAATGATGCAGCGCTGGCCGCGCGCCCACGGCGCCTTGTAACTGGCTTTGCTGGCCAGCTCCTCCGAGCGCGCATTGTTGGTGCTGTACTTCAGCGTGCGCTCTTTCGCAAACCAGGGGATCAGGCCCCACTGCCCGGACACGCCCTCGATGCTGTACCCGGGGTCATCGACCGCGCGGCGCAGAAACGGGCCAGGTGCTCGGGGAAAGATATCGAGGCGCTCATCCTTCCACCAGCCCGGCGATTCCCGGCCAATGCGAAAGTGACGCTCAATCTCGATCTCTGTGGGGGTGTTATAGCGGTTGCACATCAGTCGCCATCGTTGATGTTGCCGCCGCCAGCGTACTGAAGCTCCTCGTCAAGCTCGCGCCAATACTCGGCCATGACCTGCTGCGCCTCCTCCAGAGACTCCAGCTTCATGTCGCGTTGGACACATTCGCTCGGGGATTCATCAACCAGCAGGGCAAGTCTCGCATGCCAAGCACAGCGCTTGATGACCGCGCCGGCAAAACGACGCATCTCTTCTGTGATCCAAGCCCCTTGCTCGATGAGGCCAGCATCCGCTGCAAGTCCATTCAGCAGCGCGACTTTGGACTTTGAGAAGGTGTAGCTGTCTTCCTTCCTGATTTCCTCCAGGGGCTCAGGAAGCATCTCCCGCTCGACGTAATCCTGCGGAACTTCCGCCACTTGCACAGCCTTGTACGCATTTCGAGCACAGCGCTCAATGATCGCGCCCGCAAACGTGCGCATTTCCTCGGAGATCCACTCATTCTGGCCAATGAGGCCCACCTGAGCGGCCAAAGCGTTCAGCACTGCCACATTGGATTTGGGCTGCGGAATCAATGAGGTGTAAAGCTCCCGCTCCACATCCCCGAACTCCCCAACATCGTCGTCATCGTCGAAATCGTCTTCGGAATCGGTCATGGGGGACCTCCTTTAACCTGGCCCTCCATTGAACTCCAGATCAGCTCCACTTTCAAATTTACTGTATAAATAAACAGTATGTGGTGCACTATCTATCAGCTGTATCTAGACGGCACGAGACTGCCGCCAGAGGTCGCAAAGGCCAATGGCGTCTATGGCTGGCTGTACATGCACTCAAAGACGCCAGTGGTCGGCATGCCTCTATGCAAGGCCTATCTGCTGCCCGAACCGGATGCACCCACTGTGCCAGCGCTGATCAAGCCGCTTGAGCACTGCCACCTTAATCTAATCAATGGCGGCGGCCTGCGACTGAGTGGACAAGAGTGGAATGTCCACCATCGGCACATCAGACAAAGCTGGTGGTGCGTGCCAGGGCCAGCACTGGGGCGCGCCCATGATATACAACCCTAATCACCCAACCCTGCTGCGCACGCCCGGACGATATGGCTTTCCCAATGAGCGCATCCTGCCCGGCAGCGCCAGCGACTACATCACAGAAGCAGTCCACCCCGGATGGGTGCTTGTGGTCACCATCGAGGACGGCTTTGTGTACTTCGGGCCAGGACCGGCAAGTGTCGTGCGCTCCCCCTCTCCTTTTTAAGGCTACCCGCCCTGCATGGCCTTGAGACGGCGCGCCTCTTCTAAAGCGTGTAGCTCACGACCTGCAACTATTTCTTCTGGAGTAGGTTGCGGGAGATTTCTGAACCACGGCTCCCAGCGTGTTGCAATAGCTTTAAGCGATATTTCACTGGTAATCCCATCGTGCATCATCGTTTTTACTAGCTGCCAGAGTTCGGGTGCCAGCTCCCTGCCCTCAATAGCACGCCGGAACGCCCAGAGATAAACATCTACGAGCTCCAAACCGCAGCTTTCTGTTCCCGCAGTGAACTCAATCGGAATATTGGGAATTCCCTTGCAATCCAATTCCGGGAGCCCTGGACCACTTGACAACGTGACAGTGCTTGCTGAGATGTAATATTCATGGAGTGACTTCTGAGCCTTATTGAATTGGCTCTGCTGGTCGACCACGATTCGCTCCGCGTGCTGTCCTGTTGCGTTCAATCGAGAGGCCATACCCATCATGACCTGCTGGAACCCAACAACATTTGGCATCACAGATAGCCGATCAAGCTTCGACGCCGCGTTGTATTGCAGCGCTCCTGGGTTTTTGGCTGCCCAGCCTAGAGTCCCTTCAATCAATTGACGGGCGCGTGCGTCGGAGATCAATCCAGTACGCTCTAAAAGCTGATTACAAACCTGAGACAGGAGTGAATTTGCACGCCTGTCGTCCCGCTCTAGGCGTGCATCCCACGCCAGCTGCGCAAGCCCGTCATCAAAAATGGGAGCAATCGTAAGCAGAAGCGCATACCGCAGCGGCGTCGCATAACCCGTCCAAGTCATCGCGGGGTTCATGCCGCTATCAAACACCTGATCAAAAAAGCAGATGACAGCGTGGTCTGGCTTCGCAACCCGAAAGATGTCGAAGCTCAGATTCAAGCTCTTTTGCAAAGATGCCAAATCACCGGCGATTGAGACAAGCCCACCATTTCCCAACTCGGCCGCGTGCAGCCTTTGCATTCCAACTCGGTTTCTCAGCTCAACCAACTGATCAATTGCTAAAGCGTCAACGTCAACTGGGCTACTCAGCACACCGTAATAAAGCGTTGGCTGGCTCGGATCAAATAAATTAGGGCCGGTATGGCCGCTCTCGTCAACATAGAAGTGCATGCTTTCGACTTGGACTTAATGATTAACTCAAAGAGTCTACCGTCTAGGCTCCCCTTAAACCGATGCTGGTTCAGCTCTGAGACAATCGCGCCATGACCGATGAATCCCCGATCCACACAGTCCACAAGCGCGTTTGCCACACGTTCCTCCGGCACTGGAAGGCCCACAACAACGCCTATCCCAAGCTGATCAAGATGACGCCGGAAGAGTTGCGGCAGTTCAACATCGTCAATTCCTTCGGCAAGCCCAATGAGCTGTGGGGAGTCCCAATAGAAATCGACCCCAACACCACGGGCGTGATGATTGCGGTCGATGGGACGGAAATGCCTTTGGTCGAAGGCTACTGAGCGGGCTAGGCCTGGTACGTGTGGTGCGCGCCCCGGTTCCTTGCTAGTCGTTCTGACCCAAGACGATCAGAACCGCACCGCTTAGGAGTAGCAGGACTGCCGAAGCTATCCAAAGCTCAAGGTTCGCGATGCTGCCCTGGGCATCCAGAGCAAATCCTGCCGCAAAAGAAAGTGCCGCACTGATCACTAGCAGTGTTCCCAATTTGCTGCGCAGCATGGCTTTTGTCTGTACTTCTCTATCAATGATTGCGCGATGGTGGCAATGCAGGCTTGGCATCCGAGTCTTCAAGGCCCAATACCTAGATCACCTCGGACATGTCCTATTTTCGGCGATGACTGGGAGATATAGAGGCAGGTTTCAATGGCTTTGTTACCGAAGGTAGACAAAGCACCATACGCAGCAAGCAACTCCTGATTGCAGGTGTTCACGGCCCCGCAACCCAGCCTGGGCTCCCAAATTTCCTGGACCCATAACCCCTCGCCAAAAGCTTAGAAACTGGCGATGCGCTCGCCCAGGATCACAGACAGCTCGCGCATCACATCGAGCTGGCGGCGCATGCGGGCCTGCTCGTCGGGGTCCAGCTGGCGGAACAAGGCATTGCGCAGAATGAACTCGTCCAGCCTGGTGATTCGGATGTCCAGCTCCTGCTTCTCATCCAGCACGCGCTGCTGGTGGGGTGGGATAGCTGGCGTAGCGGCGACAGGAATTCGTGCGGCCTTTGTGCCGGCGGGAACTTCAGCGATGTGCACTTCATTGGCGGCATGGACATGAACAGTCAACTCGTCGCCAGGGGCGAGCACTGTCGCATGCTTGTATCCATCCGTGCTGCACTTAATCTCTGCTTCGTGCTGGCCTGCGGAGCTTGGGACTTTGATTTGAACGGTAAGAGTCATGGCTTGCTTTCTGTCGTTGGTTGAATCACTGGCCAGGCTGCGCGGCAGGTTGCTGCATCAGCTGCGTGGCCATCAGCTCGGATTGCCAGCTCCGTGTATCGCTGGCTGCACTGTCCGAATACTTTTCCGAGGGCTCGGGCGTACTCGATGAGGGCGGCGGGGGAAGCGTCAGCAAGTCGCTGCTCGGCATCGGACAGTTGCTGGCGCAGGCCGTCACGCTCACGGCGAGCGCGATCAGCAGCAGCCTGCAAAGCGGCCTGCTTCTGGATGGCGTCATTCAGGGCTCCTTGGTATGTGGCGTTGACCGTGCGTTCGACGGCCAGCACGCGGCGGCCGGCGGCCGTGCGTTCATCGGCGATCTGCTCGCGGTATTGGCTGGCCTGCAGGCGCTCGTCGGCCAACTCGGCACCCAGGCGCGCAGCCTGAAAGGACCAGGCCAGCGCCGCGCCGGCGGCAGCGGCTGCCAGGGATGCGTAGATGGTCAGCCGCGCCATGACAGCCCCCACTCGCAGATCTCAGCATTCGCATCCCCGCGGATCTTCAAACCGGGCAGCACCGTGGACACGCCATTGACCGTGCCCTTGTTCCAGCGGACGTTTTCACGGCAGGCCTTGACCCAGTTGCCCGCGTTCGCGTCGCGCCTCATGGTGCTGGTCTGGAAATTCCCGTCGCCCTTGTTGTGCAGGAAGTCGTAGAACGTGGCCTGCTGGAAGGGGTTGTAGCTGCCCCAGTAAGTCAGGGAGCGCTTGGCGATCTGCTCGTACTGCACATAGCGCTTTTTCTCCAGGCGTAAGCACTCGGCGGGGCTGTACCACTTGCCCGCGACCACATCCTTGCCGGTCAATCCGTTGCAGACCGTCAACGGCTGGCCCTTACCTACCTTGTCCACGTAGGGCGTGCCAATGTGGCGATTGCTGGACTCGTAGAACGCGGCCATGACCATGGCAATACGCATGCCATCGGGCATGTCAGGGTCGGCCGCTACTGCCTGGATGTACTGATTCTGCTGGGCCTCGGCCGTCGCGGCCTGGTCCACGTAGTAGGTGCCGCTTCCCAAGCCAGTCAGGACCAGCAAGGCGCCGATGCTGGTGCGCAGCTGCGATGGAATCTTGCTCACGGCGTGCCCCCTACGGCAGCCTTGGCCTTATCGCGCAGCTCCTGGCGAGCCTGCTCGTGCACATAGTCACGGCGCCACTTCCAAATCAGATAGGCCGCCTGCAGTGCCACAAAAGCGATGGTTGCCACCACGGCCCAATCACTGAGAGGAAGCCCGCCCAATCGCGCCGCACCGGCTGATGCGGCTCCTGGTGTGGTCTGCACAGCCGCGACGGCTATGTCTTGTTTTTGCTCGGCACTCAGATGCTGGTGAATGCCCAGCAGCGCCAGCATTGATGCGAGAGCTTTTTTCATGCCCCGAAGTTTTCCGGGAGCGGGCTCAGCGGTCGAACCCTAGAGGGGTGTCAAAGCTCCAGCGCGTGTGCGTAGATAAAGAGCTCGTCCACCTGCTGTGCTGTGAGACCTAGCTGCTCGGCCGCCCACAGCACCGTGGGGCTGGGGCGCTTCCAGTTCAGCACCTCGTTCATGGCCGCATCCAGCATGGTCTGCTGGCCAGCATCCGTGAGCGACTCGCGTAGCTGCTGCAGGCGATCCCATAGAGACACTCCCTGTCCATCCACCTGATGCATCAGGGCCAGCTTGGCTTGCCAGCGCGCGACCTCGGCCGGTACTCGTGGGGCGTCTATCTCACCACTGCCCGCAAAAACACGGGCCGGCGCGGCCGGGGCCTCAATCTCATACTGGACCAACTCGGGCACGGGCTCACTCAGATTGATGTGCCAGCCAGGCACAGGAGCGAGTACCGGGATCTCCCCGTCCTCGGTCTTCAGGATTTCGCCGGTAGGCCGCTGGATGGTTCCCACCACATCAACGGCCGCGCCACCGACATAGGCCGGGATGGTTCCGTCATCCGACCATTGAGAGAAAGCCGCGACAGTTGCTGCCTCGTCGATGAATTGCAGAAATACGGTGGTCATGCTGTGAGCCTCTGCAACTGTGCATTTGTTATCCGGCCGCTATAGACAGCTAAGCGTGAGATGCATCCATTAAGGAAGTTTGCGTTGGTACGGCTGCGCCCCAGCAGCAACTGGGACAGATTACTGGGAAAGTCTTTCGGCCTGGTGGTGTCCTCAAAGAGCAAAGAACCGGATGCAATGGCAGCAGTCTTGGCGCTCGCATCGAAGCAGAAACCAGCACTCTGGCGGCGCCCTAAAACATTCCCCCCAGATTGACCGACTCCGCCCTTGTTCACCCACCAGTTCGTGGACTGGCTGGCACCTGGATAGTAGAAATAGGCATGGTCGGCGTTGTGATCTGCCGGGTTGATTGCACTCCATACATAGGCATTACTGCTGTTGGCGCTCGATACGCCCGCCAAAGATGAGACGATGGCGCCAACAGTGGGGAGCGTGTAGTCAATGCTGACCAGGTCTGCAGCGCGAGTCACTGCCGCGCCGGCGGTCGGGATGTAGGAGGAAGGCGAAGCCCCCACCTCGACCTGTGCGCCGAAGATGTAGATGCCGCTGGTCCCGTCACCCACGTAAGTACCTGAGGCGGTGAGACTGTCCTTCGCACCAAGAGTGGGATTGATCGTCCCCACCGGAGCCGCAATCGTTGTAGTGCTCAGACTCACGCGGCACCAGCCATCCGGCAAAGGTGTGATCGTCAAAGTTTCACCAGCGGTGCTGGTTGGGGCGCCAAAGGTTTGATACGTCGTCAGGTCGATACTGACTGACCAGCCCACTGTTTGATTCGCAAAATTGCGGATGCTGATGAAGGCAAAGTTGCGCTCAGCGGCCTTCAAAAAGCACGAGAACACATAGGTGGTGCTTGCAGCTGGCGTGAATGCGTAGTTGACGACGTGTTCATTCAGCTCGGTGTTGTCGACAAGCTTCTTGGCAAACTTTGTGGGGTCGGGCGACGGGACCGTCGTATCGACAACTGTCGAGCGGCTCTTGGTCCAGCTGGAAAACGTATCGCTATTGAGCGCGGTATTGGTACGCGTGGACTCAACCAGCAGGCCCAGGCATTTCCCCGTCGCTGGGTCGTAGTCAATGCGAGGCACGTTGGCTGCCACATTGCGCAGCCGTCGATCTGGCCCGTAGCAAGTGGCAGTGCTCGCACGCGTGCATTGGATTAATGGATGCGCGCGGCCGCTGTTGGCAAAGTCCAGCAGCAGGCTGGGCCGAATATCCGGCAGATCGGCAATCACGCTCATGTCCAAAGCTCCTGACGGCTGCGAATCACGCCATCGCTGCCCCTGTATTTCAAAGTCGTTTCGGTATCACTGACCCGCTCACGCCACACGGAATTTCTCGGCTGATCTGGGCTGTGCAGATACACCATGGTCGTGCCGGCCTCGTCCATAAAAGCCATGGCGCCAAGGTGCGTGCCTGCCGGCAGCTGATTTGGGGCAGTGCCGACCTGCCCGGTGTCAAAAGTCCCGGTGTCGCCCTTTGCGCCTTGGGGGCCAGTTGCGCCTGTATCCCCCTTCGGGCCTTGGATGCCCTGTACACCTTGGGCGCCGGTATCACCCTTGTCTCCCTTTGGCCCCTGAGAACCCGTGGCCCCGGTATCCCCTTTTGGACCTTGGGGACCAGTCGCACCGGTTGCCCCTGCCGCTCCTGCGGGCCCGGTTGGCCCTTCCGGCCCGGTGGCGCCTGTGGCACCCGTTGCACCAGTGGGGCCGGCTGGGCCTGTCGCACCCGTGGGGCCGGCCGGGCCCTGCGGCCCGACCTCTGAGACAGTCCGCACGATGTCGTCGAACCCGTGGAACTTGATCACGGTTTCGGTGTTGCTGATGTACTCCCGCCACCAGTTCCCGGGGCTGGATGCCGGCGTATGCCTCAGAACCATGGTGGCGCCAACCTGATCGACAAAAGCCAGCGCGCCCAAGTGCGTGACGGCCGGGATCTGGTTCGGCGCCGTGCCGATATGCTCTGCTGTCAGCGCCAGAGTGGCTTGGGCCTGCAGCTTGCCAATGGCCTGCAGCACCGTATCGGTGGCCGCGACAGCCGACTTGTTGCTCGTGACCAGCCCTGTCAGCACAACCGCGATAGCGTTGGCCAGCACCGCCGAATCGAGCTGATCACCATCGGGGAGCTGGCGGGTACGCCCGCTCACTCGGGCCAATGGTCGGCGGTTTGTCATTACAGCGTGATGTAGCCCAGATCGTCTGTCACCAGCTCCGTGGCGCTCTTGGCCACGCCCAGCTCTTGGCAGACCTTTCCAGCGTTGAGGGTGTCCGTGGGGTCGAGCGCGGCTGCGATCACCCCACCGGCCGTGCCAAGCCAGTAGCGCGCGCCAGGGGTCAGCCCGGTCAGTGCCGTGTTGGTGGTGTCCAGCGGATAGACCGTGGCTGCAGCAGCATTGGCAACGGCTTCTTTCACATAGCCGTCCGCCTGCCGGCCGTTGCTGTTGTCGGCCAGACGCACATTCATAGCGCCCGCATTGCTATAGAAGTTGACGAACTTTCCCGCGCCGATGGCCTCGCTGGCGGTCGCAATGATGGTATTGGCGCCGATGCCCACGGGCATCAGGCTCATATCCAGCTTACCGGCAGAGTCGGTCGCAACCAGCTTGCCGGCGTCGGCCGCGCCAGCCGATACAGCCAGGCCGAACAGCTGCTTGGTCTTGCCCGACACGCGGGCCAAAAATCCTTGGGTGGCCTGTGTTGCCATGGCTTACTCCAGTTCTATGGGGTCTTGAATGTTGAGAAGCAGGCGGGTTGAGGTGATGGCCATACCGATCAGAACGTCATAGCCAGCCTGTGGGGGCTCCTGCGTCAGCCTCCCCTGCCCGCCCAGAAACACGCGCTTGCCCGGCAGCAGCTGCCAAGCCTCGTCATCGATGTGGCCCAAGCGCTGCACGTTGATCGGCTGACCGGCCACTGCCGCGCTCACCGTCACGCCGAGCAGCGCCAGCACATCGCTTTCCGCATCGGGATCTGCCGGCCACACCGACCCGAAAAGGTCTTCATAAACCACCAGCAGCGCGCTGGTGTCCATGCCGGCCTTGCGCTGCAGCACCTGGCCGCCGGCGGGGCCCGGAATACCTGCAGGTCCTGGCGGTCCCTGCTGAGCCTCGGTCAGCAGCACCAGCTCGTGCACAGGCTCGAGCAGAGTGTTGTCCTGTCCCGCCTGCAGCAAGACCTGCTCGGTCGGCACCTCCAGAATCTCGTCAGAGCCTTGGGGTTCCAGCAGCACTACAGTTTCGACCTGCTCCCGCAGTAGCTGCTCCCTGGTAGTTTCAAGTAAATCAGCCATCAATCCCCCAGTAGCGGGACTCCCGCACCATCATCGACAAATCGGCCGGGGACATCGATTACCAAGCCGCGAGTCACCTCTGGCGACACCACTACAGAGCCAGCCATGCGACGGATTACTGTTCCATTAGGGAATTCGATTTCTAGGTCATAGACCGCAGACTGCCAGTTCATGGCTGCTGTATCGGCCGCACTGATGAATAGGCGAATCGTTCCTTCGACACCGCCCAGCACAATACGGCCGTTCTCCGTACTTAGACCAATCAGCACCACGTCGCTTTCCAGTTCCTCTCGAAACTGCGCGCGCGCCTTGCAGCCCGTCAGGTCCACAGGTGCGGCATTGGCCTTGTCGGTGCCCGTCATCCAAGTGAATGTCTTGTCGAACGTGGCGCCTTGGTCGATTTCAAGTTTGACTTTGTGGGCAGGCATGGGCGGCAGTGTGAGTGACCGCCCCTGCCTCGTCGAACCCTAGCGGGGTGCGTTACTGATCGAGCGATCCGCTGTAGTTCCAGCTAACCCCGCCGCGAATGTCTGCAGACGCCGACACCATGCTCCAGGCGCTGGCCACGCGCTGCGCCGAGGTCGTGAGGCCAATCTTGGCCGCTTCCAAGCGCGCGGCATTGCTCTGGATCGCCACATCGGCATTGAGCTTGGCTGTCTGCAGACTGATGTTGCTGCCGGCCTCGTACTGCTTGATATCGGCCTCCCAGCGGCGCGTATAGTTCGCGGCCGTAGCCTCGATGGCATTGGCGCTCACCTTGTAGCCGTCCACCAGAATGGCTGATTGCTTGGCTGCGGCGTCCATCTTGGCCACCTCGGCCGACAGGCGCGCCTTCCAGCCATCCCATTCCAGGCCCTTGGCCGCAATCTTTGCCTGAGCCTGGGCAATTGACACCCGGGCGCGCTCGGCCTGGGCGCTGGCAAAGGCGCTGTACGCCTGAACCTGGGACTTGTAGGCATCCTGCTTGATGGCCTCGCCCTGGGCGCGGGCCTTGTACAGCTCGACCTTGGAAGTCTCGGCGTTGAGGGTTGCCACAAAGGCGCGGATCGCTTCGCCACCGGCCTGAATTCGGGTCTGCTCCAGGCTCACCAGCGTCTGAGCGGCCTGCACGCGTGTCTTGTAAATCTCCACGGCCGCCATGCGTCCATCGATCTCGGCCTTGTAGCGCGCCACCAGTGACTGATTGATCTCGGCCTTGGTCTGCTCGGCCTGCAGCATGGCCTTGTAGACCTCGACCTTGTTCATCTCGGCCTTGACCACGGTTTCATAGGCCATGGCATAGGCACGGTAGCCATCCAGCAGTGCCTTGAAGCGCTCGAGTGCCGCGTTATGGGTCGCAATGCCATGGTCGGCCGTCGCCTTGGCCGCTTCAAACGACAGGCGATCGAGCTGCATGGCCTGGTCCATCAACTGGCCTTCCAGCGCCAGCCCCTGGGTGATCGCGTCCTTGACGTTGGCCTGCTCGAGCTCGGCCTGCTTGATGGCAATGTCGCGCGACAGGCCGGATAGCTTGTCGTGGAACTCGCGCCGGGCATCTGCCAGCTGGCCGACCAGAACCCCGGACGGCAGCGGAAAGCCCAGCGCCTCGGCCGCGCGCATCACCTCCTGCTCACGCGCCAGCGCCACCTGGGTTTCGCGGTCGCGTGATCGATCCCAGATGGCCTGCTCTGCTTCGGGCTTCAGCCCGGTGCCGCCCTGAATGCGGGCACTGATTACGGCCTGCAGATTACTCAGCAGCTGAGAGGCATAGCCAGGCGCGCGCTTGAACTCAAAGGGTGCGGGCTCCAGCAGCTGCAGCTCAGGCATGTCGTCCAGCTTGGCCAGCCAGTCCTCGTGCAGATTCACGCCACCAAACTGGTGCGTGGTCAGCGCCAGAAAGTCCGGCGCATCGGGCAGGCTCACATCGGGGGCATCGGGAATCGCTACCTCGCGCATCTGGGGCAAGGCCGGGGCCTGGCCGATCACCAGCTCAGGTGCCGCGCCAAAGTCCATGGCCGGTGGCTGCAGATCAAAGCCGGGCACCTCCACATCGGGCAGGCTGGCCAGATCCAGCAAGCCAGGCATATCGCCCGGCACCGCAAAGCCCACCTGCGGCAACGTGGGCAGGTCCGGCACTTCCGGCAGGGATGGCGCCGCAATCGTGCCCCAGCGCACGCTGATGGTGGGGGTCGGCAGCACCAGGTTGTTGAATGCGTCCTGCATGGACTTGGACTCGCGCAAGGCCTGGTCGGCCAGAGCGATAGAGCGCTGGTACTTATCCTGAACAATCTCGGCCGGGCCGTTGAAATCAAACTCTGCCATCTCAAACTCTCCGTGTTTTGGACTTGACGCTCATCACCTCCACGCGGTCCAGCGTGAAGGCCTGGCCGTCCGGGGTACTCAGGCCGAAGCCCAGATAGTTCTCGCGGATGCCCTTGCCCACCGGGCAGCGCGTCTGGTCGCTCTCGCGCAGCGGAAAGGGGTAGCTCCAGCTCTGGCCGGGGCCGAACACCGTGAACCGGGCTTCGCCCTGCCCGCGCATGGACAGATAGACCATGGCAATCTGCTGCTTCAGGGTGTTCTCGCGCAGCGTGGCCGGCAGGCGCAGCTCGGTCGTGATCGGCAGACCGGCGTCGTTGTCGCCGCCGAAGGCAAACAGGCCATCAACGCCAGCACAGTGCGTGGCCGTGAGACTGTCAAAATCATGGCGCGTGTACTCAGTGACGGCGCCGCTCAAGGTGTTGCAAACAATGGTGTTCATGGGTCTAGGCAGAGGCTATGAATCCGGTCATCTGGGCCGGGTTGATCGGGGCGATTGACGCCAGCGGTACGGGCGAGCCCCGGGGCGGAAGTGCCCAGGCCGCAATCACTTTGTCTTCCTGCAGCAGCTCCACAACGCCGGCCGCACTCCTGCCCTGCCAGCTTCCCGGGTCGATGGCGGCGCGCACCGCCAACGATGGCAAAGCCTCTAAGCTGGGCCAGGGAATGGGGTACTTCTGAGGCGTGAGCGTGGCAGCAGTCGTCACAATTTCTAGTGGGGCGTCCCAGGTGGCCATGCTGTAAGGCACATCGCAGCCCACAAGCAGTTGCTCCCCTTCGGGCCCCGTTGCGGGAAGCTGCCCCCTCTCGGACATGGGCTGGGATTCAATCGGCACAAGCCGCTCCAAATCCTGGGTATCCAGCCACGCCGTCTTGCCGCCAGTCACCGATGCCTCGGAAACTCCGGCAAGCGCCTGACGAAAAAACACCTGCCCCTTGCGCTCAAACACCACGGCCGCCTTGGTGCCGCTGCTCGTGACTGTGCTCGCGTCATCGACACCCGCAGACACAAAGGCCTGTGTCACCACCTCCAGATAGGCAACGAACTCCAGCAAGGGATCGATGTACAGCAACTGCCTGCGCGCCGCGATGCCCTGCACAGCCCTTATCGTGAACAGCTCTGGCTGCACCAGCTCATTGTTATGGCGCACCTCGTAGCTGTATTCCGTGGACACATGCACATCCACCTTCAGCAGGGCTATCGAGCCCCAGGGCGTCTGCAGTAGCTTCTCGGAAACTAATTGCGCATTGCGTGACTTGGTAGCAGCCTGGGTGATTGCGCCAGACGCAATGAAATCACGCCACTCCTGCAAGGCCGCTTCACCCGCCGCCCCCGCTGGAATCTCAAATAAGTTACTGACCGAGCCACCCTCTGGCGGATCTTCGATGTTCTCGACGTTCCAATACCGGTAGAAATAAATACCGTCTGCCCGTACCAATCCCCGCGTATCCGCCTCCGGTCGATCCAGGCGCACAGTGACATGCTGGCTGTCCCGGGACTTCAGGCTGAATACCTGCCGCTCATCGCTCCAGCCATAGCCCAGCAGCACCGGCGCACTGCGGGTGAACTCATACTGATAGACCCAATCCCAAGCCACCTGTCTGTCGAAATTCACCTGTGCCGGGGCCATGCCGCCCTCAAGCGTGCCCAAACGAAACGGCAGCACGAACAGGCCGGATTGACGCGACTTCATGGAGCCTTGCGAAGACTGGCGCCATTGGGGTGCGGTGGGCGGAAAGCTCACACCAGTCGGGATCACCACCGTCATGCTGGCCGAGCCCACCGCCACCGTATCCAGCTCATAGCCGCCGGCCGAGTTGATGCGCAGCTTGAGTTCGTGGGTTAGTGCCTGCTCGGCAATCCACTTGCGCTGCGCCAGGGCCGGAAATTCATTCAGGCCGATGCTCTGACTAGGGCTCACCACGCCTACGCTCACACCGGTACCGCCGCGCAGCCGGCTCTCGCGTGCCACACCGTTCACATTCGCAATCACGGTGTCAGCAGGGAGCACTGGCGTGAAGGTCGCAATGACTTCGGGTACCGCAAACACTTCATCGGGGCTGATGACAAAAGACGCATCGGACACCAGCGGCGCCTCGGCCACACTCACGCTCTGCTTGCTCAAGGCAACCTGGACATAGGCACCATGGACGCCGATAAAGCCCAGGCCGCCATTGGCATCACCGTAGGCCATACCCAGGGCAATGCTGCTCGCGCTTCTGGGCTGTGGAAGCACGGAATCGCGCAGGCGATGCTTGCGATTGGGCATTTCTTCAATGCCGTCCCCTCGGCTCGTCGCGTCCGTGAAATAGCGCGGGTTGCGACTGGAAATCCAGGCCCCCGTGCCGCCAAATACCCGGTTCACCTTGCGATAGCGCCAGCGGCCGGCGTGGTAGCCGACCAAGTACAGCTGCGCCACGGTGCGAACCAGCACACCCCGATCACCGCTTTCCAGATCGGGCTGCTCGGGCCACAGCTGCACGATGGTGGTATTGCCCACCATAGTGATGCGGTAGGGACTGCCGTCTCCCAGCACGCCGCTCTCAGTGGGGTTGGGCACATGGGAAAACGTTGCCCGCCGCGCAAAGCGCGCGAATGCATCCTGCACCGCCTGCACCTGTTCGCGCGAAGCACTGCCGTCCTCCACCCGCAGCTGCACCGGCGCCCGCCCGTTGAAGGCCTCGCCCGTAACACGGCGATTGAAGGGATTGAACAGCTCAGCCATGCGGTACCGCCATGTACTGGGGAATGCCGTTCACCTCGCGGAAAGCCGCGCTCACCTCCTTGGCCTGGGTCTTGAACCGGTTGGCCGTCAGGCTGGTGGTCTGTCCGCCATCGAAGCCGGCCACCACTTCGCCACCGGCAATGCACAGCATGGCCGCGCCCGCCCCGGTGCCGTCGCCCAGCGCCAGCCGGTGGCCTGGTGCCGCTATGCCCGACCCCAGCACCACCGGGCCGCGCTTGGTCGCGGTATAGGTCAGGCTGTCGAAAGTCTCTCCGCCCAGGAAAATCAGATCCTGGCTCGTGCCCACATAAATGCCCGTGTCCACGGGTACCAGGGCCGTAATGTCGGCCGTCATGGGCTTGAAGTCGCGCCAGTCGCTCAGATGCGGCACGGCAGGCCGGCTGGCCCACAGCACTTTGCCCTGGGCCACCAGCACACGGCCGCGCCAGAAGGCCATCAGCGTGCCATCGGGCAGCACCTGTGCCCCCAGCGTGCGGGCCGGCAACACCAGTTTGCTATTGCGCCCGCCATATTCAAAGCTGCGCTCCACTGCGGTACCGGCAAGGAACATGCCCTCGCCGTCGCGCCCGCTCAGGTAGACATTGAGGGCATGGCCCGGCAGCTGCGGCAGCCCGTCCAGGCGCATACCGCCCTGCGACACCGCCACCGGCTCGGACACCCGCACCGGCCCCTCGGCACGGTCGCTCAGGCGCACATGGCTCAGGCCATAGCGGTACTGCCCCGGCTCCAGTTCGCCAAAGGCGAAATCCAGCGCCCCCAGAGAGCCAGGCTCAGGCACCGTGAGTATCTGGGCTGTCTGCCCATCCGTAATGCCGCGCTGCAGCCCTGTCGAAAACAGCGTGCGCCCATCGGGCAGATTGCAGTACCAGACGCGCTCGGGGCCAATGTTGGACCACAGCACCGTGGTAACTCCATCAGCAGCAATCGATACCAGCGCCCCCTCGGTCGTCGCCAGCTGAAAGCCTGCCCCTTGCCAGAGGTTCTTATGGCAGACCTCAGACAAGCGCGTGAAGCCACCGCGGCGCGATACCTCGCCATCCAGGCCAATGTCCACATCCTTGGCGGCCAGCAAGTCAGAGACTTTCAGACGATGCTCGGCCTGCACATTGTTGATACCGGTAAAGCTCTTGAAAGTCAGCATTGATGAGTCCTTGCAACGGTCGGGCGCCCGAGCTCCAGGGCAAAGCTCTGGCGCACATGGAAGGCATAGGTCAGCGGGCCGGGATGGCCAAGCTGCAGGGCATCTGCCGACTCGACCTGCACCACCGTCTGCGCCAGCCTGACGGAAGGCACGCCGCCCACGACCAGAGGGATGCCTGCCGGCCGCAGGCCTGTGTGAATTCCCGCCCGCCCCAGAGCCAGTGCATGCCCAGCGGCGGGCTTGACGATCTGCACTGTGCGGGGCTGGCCCAGGGCCATGGCCTGGCTGGGTGCAGCCTTGGCTACCTGCACCAGCCGCGGGCCTCCCATGCGCAAGGCGTCCGTGCCCTGTGGCTTCACCACGATGGAAGGTAGTTCGACGGCAGCCGCGCCAAAGCGCATTGCCCGCGCGCCAGGCACCTGATAAGTCACCGAAGGTTGAGGCTGGGCCTGAGTCGCGGTCGCCTGTCCCGCCACGCACATGCCCAGGCCCCAGGGCTTGAGCTCCACATCTGTGCCAGTCTTGACCTTGGCCGAACCCAGCGCCAGCGCGTCGGCAGACTCGGCAAAGACCGTCAGCACCAGGTGGGCCTGGCCCTCGACGGCCATGGGCAAGGGCGCCGGGTACAGCGAGGCCTGAAACTTGGCTGTGGGCACCCCGCCCTGCGCCAGCGCCAGCGAAGGCGGGCGCAGCGGGCGCTGAATCCTGTGTGCACCCAGCGTCAGGGCATCAGCCGATGACACCAGCAGAACCCGCACAGCGGTTTGCGTGCCGCTGAGCGCCATGGGAATGCCGCGCGTCGGACTGTCCTGCGCCTCCCCTGTGCCGTTGATGGCTGCGCCATTGATCAGCGGGTATGCCATGCCTATTCCTCGGAATAGAAAATGCCGCGCCAGTAAAAGCGCCCTTTGACGCTCGCGCCGACACCGGACTGGTTCACCGTGAACTTCAGTTGATTGAGCAGCTGACCGCCGCCAGGAATCAGGATGCGGTGGGCGCTCAATTCGCCTTCGGGCGCCAGTTGATCCAGCGCCACGGCGTTGGCCAGCAGCGTGGGGGCCGCCTCGGTACCAATGGAAACCGTGGGCGCCTGGGTCAAAGTGCCGTTCACACGCCCGATAAAGCCCACCTCCGTCACCAGCAAGGGGAAGCGGAAATAGCTCAGCTTGCGCACTGGCATCGGGGTCGGCACCCAGTTGCCCAGAAAGGTTTCATTGGGGTACTCGCCCTCATATAGGGCCGTGTTGTAGCCGTCGGCGGTAAAGGCTGGCTCTGTGTCCGAGCTGAAGCTGCCGATGCCGGAATGCAAATCCAGATCCAGCCAGTATTGGTAGCCATTGGGTGTAGTCGGAGCCACCACGCGCCCTTGGCCATAAGAGGCCCCTGACGCCCATACGGGCGGTACACCAATATCGACATGGACAGAGGCACCCGTTGCCTCATGGCTCAACGCCAGATCCTGATCGTTGGAGTACTGGCCACGATCCTCCGCCCGAGCCGCCATATGGGCATGCAATGCCGGATAGGCGGCGAACTGCACCAAGCGCTCGGCGCGCGCACGGCTGCGAAACAGAAAGCTATCGCGCCCTACCGGCGCGTTACTAGCGCTGGCCGGCACTCCAGCACCGATCAGCACGGAGCCGTTGAGGTTTGTCGCCGCCACACGGCCGTCATCCTGCAACAGGTTTTTCAGCATGCCGGCCGTGACATTCGCGCTCACCTTGGTGCCTATGGGCCATGGCAGCACAAGCGTTCCCTCCTGGCCGCGATCCACGGTGAATCTGCGGTCGCTACGACCTTTGAGATAGACGACCTCATACACCCCAGGCTGGGAGCTGTGTGTCAGCGTCAGCGGCTGCACACCCCCATCCGGCACTTCCGAAGAGAAATAGTGAAAACGCTCCGGGTCATCTGCGGCACCGATCTCGAAGCCCAGGTAGTTCGCATTGGCCAGTTCTTCATCATCCGGGTAGGTGTCCCAGTCCGGGCTGTCGCGCAGCAGGGTCGCCGTAGTGGCTTCCGCGTTATTGGAAAAGCGCATCAGTGCCATGGCTCACCCCTTACGCCGTGCCCAGCAGACTGACGATCTTGGCGGCCGCGTTCGACCACTGCACCACCACGCCGCTGCCGTTGGTCGTCATGGGGAAGCCCACCACGCTGGGTAAATACAGCACCACCGGGGAAGTGGCAGCCGTGCCCGTGTCGGCATAGAGGGCGATGAAAGACGCCGTGGAGCCGGCCGCCACGGCGCCAAAGTCCACATCGTTGGCGTCCAGCACGCCGCCGGCCACCGTCACACCCGTCAAGGTGACGGCTGAGCCCACCACCGCGCCCAGGTCCGGCAGAAACTCATGGGCCGCGTCATAGACATAGCTGCCGGGCAGCATGACCGCCTTGAGCGTTGCGCCAGTCAAAGGCAGGTCAGCAGACAGCAGGCGCTGCGCCGCCTTGGGGTAGAACGGCAGTCCCGCGGCCGCGATCTTGATGGGGCCGGTATCCCAGGGCACGCGCACCTCGCCGCCGTTGGTATCCATGGGCAGGCCTTGCACCGAGTCCATGTAGAACAGCAGCGGCGAGGTCGAAGGGCTGCCAGTGTCCATATAGAGCACCACGGCCTTAATCTTGCTGCCAGGAGCAAGGATGCCGAACTCCGCAGGCGCAGCGTCGAACACGCCGCCGGTCACGCTCTTGCTCGTCAGCGTCTGGTCGGTGCCCACACGGGTGACGGCCGACAGAAACTCATGGGCTGCGCTGTAGGTATAGGCGTCAGATACCAGTGCCACCTTGATGGTGGCTGCGGCAAAGTTGATGGTGCCCGAAAGAATCTTCTCGGCACCCTTGGGGTATGCGGTGTTGGACATGGCTGCTCTCCAGAGATTGCAGCCAATGTCCAAGAATCAGGGCTCGCTGGCGAACCCTAGCGGGGTGCACTTCAACCCGTGCTGCGCGCCATTTCCCGCATCTGCTCCCTGAGCGCCTTGGGCGCAGTGTCGGCAATGCGGTCGCTGCGGTCCTTACCCATCTCGCGCACGCGTTTCCACACATCGGGCATCTTCACCACAATGGGCTGCTCGGGGTTGTCACGGTTCCAGTCCGCCAGGCGCTCGCGCACCCGCTGCACGGCGGCCTCATCCTTGCGGAACAGCGCGTCTGCCCATTGCGCCTTGATGTCAGAGCTGGTCTGGGTGTAGAACGACTTGCTGCGCTGCATGAAGCTATTGGCCTCCTGCACTTCGGCCACGCTCTTTGGCTGGAAACCGATCGCTTTCGCCGCGGCTTCGGCCAGGGTCGTATCGATCACCTTGTAGCCCTTGGTATCGCGGTACATGCCGCTGAGCCACATATCGGTCCCCTTGGCAAGGTTGCGCACCGCGGTGGGCGAGATTTCCAGCGCCGCGCCAGCCACATCGCCTCCCAGCAACTTGCGTGCACCGGTGAAGCCGCGCGCCACCAGATCCCCAGCAGGGCCCACAATCTCCATCAGGTCGCGCTCTCGGTTGGGCTTGTTCAGGAACAGGCCGGTACCGGGCAGCAGATTGCCCATGCCCAGGCGTCCGGACACATCGATGGGCGCGCCCGGCAGGCCTGACAGGCCCTGCTCCATGAACTCGCCCAGCTCCTTGCCCACCACGCTGGCCAGGAACTCCTTGCGCCATTGCTTGGCGCTGATGTTGTAGCCCATCATCTGGCCCGCACCATCGATCAGGTCCTCGGCATCCTCCATGAAGGGCACGCCGCCGGCGCCGCTCATCAGCAGCAGCATGGCCAGGGCCCAGCCCACCGCACGCTTGCCCTCCGGGCCGGGCTGGTTCCACATGCGCTGCATCAGCTCCAGATAGCTGACCGAATAGGTCTTGAAGGTGAACAACGTCCCACCCACCGCGCCGCGCGCCCACTTGGGCTTGTTGGCCTTGGAATAGACGAACTGGGTTTCCAGCACGGCCTTGCGTGCGAATGCCGCCGGATCAGCCATGCCCTGGTCCTTGGCAATGCGATAGGAAGCGATAAACGTGCTGCGGCGGTTGAACTGCTCGGCCAGCGCAAAGGGCTGACCCCAGAGCACCTTGCCCTGCTCCCACTTATTGGCGACCTCGGCGCGCAGATTGCCTGCCTTGGTGCCGTCGCCCGAGCGCAGCATGCCCGCGCCGCGCGCCTGGGCCATCAGCTGGTGGATTTCCTGGGGGCTGACCACGCCATCGTCTTCGGCCGACTGCAAGGCCTTGGCCAAGTCGCTTTCATACTTGAAACCCTTGGTTCCCATGTCCTTGAGCGCTCCGGCCAGCTGCGCGCCGGCCTTCTTCATGCCGCCGTACTGGCTCAGCCAGGGCAACGTGACGGCAAATGGCTGGGTCGTATTCACAAAGGCCGAAGCGATGGAGCCGCCCAGGTACTGGGCAAACAGCATGCCGCGCACAGCCTGGCCTTCCTCCTGCGGGTCGCGGATGTAGTCGCGCAGGCCCATGGCCAGATCCTTGAGCTCGCCCTGCTCCTTGGGGATCTTGCCGATGGCCGTTTCCATCTTGCCCGCGTTCAGGCCCATGGCTCCAGCTCGAGCATTCGAGTAGACAAAGTTGGCCACCACTCGCCCCACATCCTCGCTGAAGCCGGCGATGCCCTTGCGGTGAATCAGCCGCTTCATGGCGCTGTGGTTGTTCTTGGTCAGCTTCAGGAACTCCTGAAAAGCCTTGTCCTGGGCTTCATTGCCTTCGGCCTTGAGGCCCAGCATCTCCCCGAACTGCTCGAGAGTCTCGGGCGTCACGCCAGCAAACAGCTTGTAGGCCTCGGCACTCATGGTGCCCGTGGTGATGGTCGCGCCCTTGAACTCCTGGGCCAGCTGCATCTTGGCCCGGTTGGAATCGCGCGCTGTTTCGTACATGCCGAAGTACAGGCGCTCGCCGTTGGCGTCGACCACATCCACGGTATAGCGGCCAAAGCGCGACAGCGGGGCATAGCCACCCTGCTGCAGATCCACCGCCGTTTCCATGCGACTCTTGATCTGCTGCATGTATCGACCCAGGCGGTCTGCAGAGTCGGGATCTGCCTTGGCATCCTGCTCCAGGGTGTCCAGCAGCAGCTGGGCGGCAGCTTCCACGGATGGCTGCGCCAGCACAGCATCGCGCATGGGCTCGTACTTCTCGCCCACCACGCGCAGCATGTCCGTGCGGGCCGTCATGTCGATGGAGCGATCAATCGCCGCGCGCGCCTCGCGGTACAGGCTGATCTGGTTGGCATCCGTCCCAAACTGCGCCTGCAGCTCCGCATCGCTCCAGACAATGCCAGCCTTGAGAAATTTGCTCTCAAAGCGCGAGTTGATGAGCTTTTCAAACTGGCCCACGGGCAGGCCCTGCCACATGGCCAGAACCTCAGATTTGATCTTGCCGTGCTTGAGCAGCATGGCCGCCTTGTTATGGGCAGACAGATTCGCATAGCGCTTTTGCAGGTCGTCGACCAGGGTCGGCTTGCCGTTCTCGTCGCGCGCCCAGATCAGCGTGCCCTCAAACAGCGGCCGGGCCACGGCCTTGTTGTCGGCGGCAGAGACTGGTTTCTTCTTGAGGTCGCCCAGAGACTCCACACGCGGCAGAATGCGCGGCGCCATGTCGGCCGCGTCATTGGCCAGCATGCTCACATCGTCGATGTTTTGCTGAGCCGACTCATAGACCGGCTTGAAGCTGGGTGCGCGCTCTGCCAGGTGGCGCATGGTGCCCACGGACTTGTCCCAGAGCGAAACCTTGCCCTCGTGGGTGAAAGTCTTGGTCAGTTGGTCAAGGGCGCTGTCCTTGAGGTCAGCGAAGCGCGAACGGCTGAAAACCGGATCGTCGTTTACTGGCTCCGAGCCAGCATTTCCCTGATCTTCACTTGCGCGGCTTGCGTTTCCTTCCGCAGCGATTCGATCTCGGAGTCGCTCAGCCGGTTCGTAGCGCGAGAGATAGCGGGCTTCCGACTCGGTGAGCGCGTCGAAGCCGTAGCCGGTGGCGGCGCGGAATTCGTTTTCGAGATCACCATGTTTTTGTCGGAGAGAAGCCAGAGATTCTGCGGAGGGCTGAATTTTTGCACTGTACTGCTTGCCGGTCAATGCAATGACCCCGGCCACGGTGCCGCCCCCTTCACGGATGTGGCTGGCGAGCGCCGCGAACGTGCCGCCCTGTGTAAGGGTGTCATCCAGCAGCAGATAGGGCCTGGCCTCCACCGCGCCGGCGAAGTCCACCGGTGCAAAGATACGATCCAGTCCATCCATGCCAGTACGGTGAGCCCGGTTTGCCTGCACGATCATGTCGTCGGTCGACAGCCCGAGTCGCGCCGCCAGCACTTCAGCGGCTGCCACCGGGATCTTGTTGCGGCCAGAGGCCTCCACGGCTGCCACTGGAACAATGAGAGGCTTGGTGTCGCCAATCGCAGCCCGCACCTTAGCCACCAGATCGGGAGTCACGATGTCTTGAGCCAGGCGAAAGGCAGCCTCGATGTCCCCACCCTTGGCTGCCGCATAGTCTGGATGTGAAGAAGCCGAGCCCAGGGTGCTGCCGATGATGGCATCTGGCATGCTGGTTGCGCTGGTGCGGCTGAATGCAATGTCTTGGCTCATTTCCGCACCAGTACCACGCTCCACCCAGGCGCGCGCCGGCAGGATGTAGTTGCGGATCAGCTCGGCATCCGTCAGCGCCAGCGACTTGAAGCCCGGCACATTGGCGCGCAGCCAGGTGCGGATCGCAGCCACGGCACGGCGCACAAAGCCAATCTGAGGGGTGTTCTGTGCCATTTCGGCCAGCACTTCCTCTGCGGCCGTGCGGCGGTCCAGGCGATTGACGCGGCGCAGACCGTATTCCGCAATCTTCGCATCCACATCAGCCTTACGCATGGTGGCCACCTGATTCAGGATCAGGCCCAGATCCTTGCCAAACAGACCGCGCAGGCCATGGTGGCCCAAGGCCTCATGGAACAGCACGCGCGCAGCATCGTTGGGCGTCTTGAGCTTGGACGCCATCAAATACACCTTGCCCTGGTAATAGAACCCCTCTGGAGCACCCCGGGCGCCGCCGCTACGCTGCTTCAGGTCGGCACGCCGCGCGCTCTCGGGCACCAGCGAATCCTGCATGTCAAAGGCCACGATGACCTCTGGCCCGTTGGCCCAAGCCTGGCGAATAGCATCGGCGGTGCCCTTGACCGCGCGCACCGCCTCGGCGCGGGCCGCCGGCGAATAGCTGGGGCGCACGTTCGTGGTCGGTGCTTGAGCAGCTGCCGCAGTGGCTGTCTGTCCTTCGTCCATGCCCTGCAGGAAGCTCGCCACATCAAAGTCAGCGCCGGCCAAATGCTCGGACTCCTGGCGTCGGAAGCTAGGTGCATCCGTGCTATCTCCATCCGTGACCAACTCGGTGGCAGGCTTGTCAATCACCACCATGCGGGCAGAAACACCGGTGTTCACAGGCAGGCTCGGGTCCATGAATGAGCCATCAGGCAGCTTTTCATTCGTGGCGCCGCGCTCGTCCAGCCACTCGCGGAAGCCCTCGGCGCGCTTGTTCGACTGGAAGAATGCGCCCTCGCCTACGATAGCAACCAGACGGCCACCGGGCTTGAGCAGACCATAGGCATGCTGCACATGCTGAATGTCGCGCCCGTCAGAAAACGGCGGGTTCATAACGATCCGGTCGTACTGCTTACCTTGCAGCTCCAGGAAATCCGAGCTCACCAGGTTGTAACCTTTGGCCTCCAGCAGCTCGCGGCGGGCGTTGGACAGCTCACCCACATCAGGCTCCACGCCGGTTTGTTCACGAATGGCATCAGCAATGTGCGCCATGCCTGCGTGTGGCTCCAGAACCTCCATACCCGGCTGAATCTCCGCCGCATCGATGGCTGCCGCTGTCGCTGCCGCGCCGGTTGGGAAGAAGTCCAGGCCATCATTGGCGCGCCCCACCATGGAACGCTCGAGCTGCTTGATGCGGTCAGGCTCGGCACGCTCCTGGCGCAAGTTCTGCAGCTCGCGCAGGGCGCTGCGGAATTCGGCGGGGGTCTGAATGCCCATGCGCTGCAGGCGCTGGCGCTTCTCCAGCGTGCTCTCCAGCTGCCAAGGCAGAGCCAGCACCTTGGAGCCCTTGCGCTTGCCCAGCTTGGCAAGATCCTCCACAAACGACATGCCCAGTTGAATGCGCTTGTCGCCATCACCCTGCCACAGACCCTGCTGCATCGCCTCACCGGGCGACAGAATCACGCGGTTTTGGCCGCGCTTGATCTGCAAAACCACGGCTTTGCCCACCAGACCACTACGCTTAATGGCGCGCTCGGCCAGATCCTTGCTGGCGTAGTCTGCAAAGCCGCCCTTGGTCTTGTTGCCAAAGTGGCTCACACTGAGCAGGTTGTCTTTCGCCCAACTCGTGTAGGCGTCAGTCACATCATCCGCAAGACGGGCCAAAGCCGCGCCCATCTTCTTGCCGCCCTCAATTTCCAACAACTGGCGCGCCAGGCCGGCAAGGTCGCTGCGGTACATGGTGAAGCGGGGGAACTCGGCAAAGTCCACCGTCTGGGCATCCATGGGCGCGTGCTTGTTCTCTTCAACTGCAGCCCAAGAGCCATGCTTGGCCATCAACTGCTGCACCTTGGCAGAGCCCAGAGCCTGCAGCAATTGAGACAGTTGCGTCTTGGTGCGAACACCATCCAAGAACTGGACCTTGTCCGCCTCGATGGCATCCGCCAGATTGCGCATGGTGCCTGCGTAGGCCTTGCTGCCTCGCGCTGCGTCCTCGGCAGCATTGGCCATGCGTGCCCGGCGGGCAGTATTGGTCTTGCGGTCAGCCCCAAGCTGCTCGTCGGCACCTTGGTCCAAGGCTTCCGCCATGGCGCGCAAGCGCTCTACCGTGGTCTGGCTCTTGTCATCCTCGAAAGCGTCGCGGCGCTGGTTGGCTAGATCCTGAGCCTGGGCTGTATCGCCGGCCACCAGCTTCTGGAACGCCTCGGCCGCTTCACGGGTACGGAACTGAAAGCCCGGTACCGCGCCATTGCCGCGATAGCTGCTGTAGCTGCCGCCCAGGCGCTTGGCGCTGCTGTTGAGGGTGTCGTAAGCATCGCGCTCCACGCGCTCGGCCAGCTGCACCACAAACAGGTCATGCCCATGTTTGGTGTGTTTGGTGGCGATGATTTCGCCGGCCGTGGTGTTGCCGGCGCTTTGCACCGTGACCCGGGCCCGGCGCTTCTCTGCCTCGCGTTGATCCTTGGTCTGCTCGGCCTCCAGGGCATCAAACTGCTGGCGCTGCTCGGGCGTCAGGCGCAGATAGGCCGCTTGGCTGGTTTCCCCTTGCTCGACCCAATGGCTCATGAAGCCGCGGAAGTCCTGCAAGGTCTTGGGGTTGGCCAGCGCATCAGCCTCGGCCGCACGCTTGGCCTTGAATTCATCGCGCAGGGCCTTGATTTCAGCCGCGCGGGCTGCCAGGTCTTCGGCCGTGGTGTTGCCCACCAGCTCGCCCAGCGCCTGGGCCCTGTCGGCCTTGTTCTTGGCAATGGAGTCCGCCGACAGGAAATAGCTGCTGGGCCCATAGCTGCGCCCCAGCGCGTAGGTATCCAGCATCTTTTGATAGGCGGCCAGGACAATGGCGTCCTTCTTCTCGGTCCCCATCCGATATGCGAACGCTGGGCCGCCGGCGCGCAGCAGCTTGTCCTTTGTCAGCTGCTGCAGCTCAGACAGAACTGCATCCCTGCTGGCTTCCAAGTCAGCAAAGGTGCTCTTGTAATCATCCAGCGCCAGCGTGCCAGCGCTGATGCCGTCTTCAATTTTGTTATGGCGGTCAAGGTACGAGGCTGGCACCAATTTGGGTTCAGGCGCTGCCTCGGCCTGTGGCTGCTCAACCTTCTTCACAGGGCCTGCCACGAGTTCCTGCTGGCTTGGCTGTGTCATATGCGTGCGCTGCCCTTCATTGGGCGCGTCCGTCCACGCATCGCCTTTTTTCTCCACCGCTTGCACGGTCACGCTCCACCGGCCACCAGCATCTGGCGGCGTATAGGCAATCACGCGGTCATGACCGCCATAGCTCTTGATGATGTTGCCCGGCGTGAAGTAGGCAGCGCGCGCAGCCTGGGCCACTGCAATCTTGGCCGGGACGCTCTTGGGCTTGTCAATCACCACCTTACGCATGCCGCCCTCACGCAAAACCATGCGCTGACCGTCCACGATGCTCTTGAAGTCCTTGTGTACGGCCTTCCATTCATCCATAGTCATCACCACATCAGGCAGCGGCTTCTGGGCGGCCTGCTCCTCGGCGCGCTTCTGGGCGTCCTCTGCATCCTTGCGAGCCTTGGCAGCCTTCATCTTGTCCAGTACGGACTTGGATACCTCGGCGGCCTTCGTCAAAAGCTCGGCCATGCGGCCCTTGGCATAGTCACCCAGGTTGTGCCGGTCGATGATCGTGCGGACACGGTCGACGGTGGCCTGTGCATCGCTGGAGTTTTCCGATTCCAGGCGCTTGGCCAGGCCGTCCAGCGCCTTATCCACCTCAGCGCGCGAGACGGCGAACTCGTCATAGCTGGCAGGATAGGCATAGCCAAAGTCCTGGCCATGCTCGCGCCCGTCCACCTTGAATTTGCGCTCCGCATGGGAAATCCCCGTGACGACGCCCGTGCTGTATGGCTTCTGCCCTGCCGCGATCTTGACCGTCTGACCGCGCTCGAATGTCACCGACTCCATCTCGCCCGTGGAGTGGTTCATGCGCTCCAGGGTGAAATGATCTCGATCATTTTCGGTTTTGGGCTCAGCCTTTGATGCTGCCAACGGTCGCAGGATGCTCGGCACAACTTCCGACTGCTCTCCAAACAGATATTCCTCTGCGCTGTCCTTGTCCGCCTGCTGCGGCTTTTGCAGAGCGGCTTCAAATTGCCGTGCATTGAAATCATCGCCGCGGGCCCGGGCCTCATCCAATGCGTTCTGCATCAGCCATTGATCCACAGCCTTCAGCGTGTTGAGCGCTTTTCGATTCGTATCTGCCGTGATCTTCGGGAACGGCGATGTTTGCCGGCCAGAAGAAGTAAGCACAATCTCACCGGCCTCCATCTTTCCGCTAACCTTGCCGCGGCGATAACTATCCGCCTCTGATGCATCTGAGCGCGCACCGTTGGCGCTTGGCGAAGCCTTCACCGCCGCCAGTGCCTGCTCCACCGGTGCATCCAGCACGATGGCCTTGACCTGCTTGCCTTCCTCGGCTGCCGCGACTGCCTGGTGGTGGCCGTCGATGATGTGGCCATCGCTCGACACAATCACCGCGCGGTCCCCGGTCGCGCTCCTGGCGGCCTCCACCTTGGATGGCGAGTATTCAGCCTGGGTAGGCTTGAGCTGGGCCGCGTCCACGGTCGTGGTTTCGTGGGCAATGCCCTGGGCATTCAGGTGCTTGACCAGGCCGCCATGGTTGGCCGTTGGCACCTGGGGCATGTCGGCGCGCGGGATGCCCTGCGTGCCAGTCTCTGCCGCGAACTGCTTTTCATCGCCCACGGGCTGCGCTGCAGGCTTCGCCGGGGCCTCTCCGGAGACAGCAGCAGGCGCTGCATTCGCTACGCTTTCTGTAGCTTCCTGCGCTTTACTGGCAGGCGCTGCAAGCGGCTCCACCAACGAATCGAGCAGCTTGTCGCGGATCTTCTCGCCAATATCCGGCCATGCCCGCGTGTGCAGGTTCTTGCGTGCAATGGGGTTCAGGCCTGCCGCGGTGGCCGTCACGGCCTGACGCTCAACCGTGGTCATGCGCGTCCAGCGCTCGCTGGCATCGAGCTGTCGCTGGCGCTGGGCTTCACGCTCGGCATTGCCTTCACGCGCAATCTGGGCAGCCTTGCCTACGGCCGCTTGTGCCGCGCCGGCTGCTTCCGAGACTTTCGCTTGAGCTTTCGCAAGGCTCGCGCTCTGGTCTTGCGCTCCAAGGTTCGCAGCTGGGGGGGTGCCATTGCCTACCCCTTGGCCTGCATCTTGGCCAGCTTGCGCTGCTCCTGTTTGCGCAGGTTGCGCGCTGCCTTGCTGGGTTTGATCGGCTTGAGAGACATTGCCATTCGCTCCTGATTCAATAGCTGTCAGCGGTTTTTGCGCAAGCGCTTGGAGTGCTTTTTCCAGTTTCTTGGTGCGCTTGTGGTTGGGGCCGTAATGGGCGATGGCCTGCTGCAGCTCCTGCTCGCTCATGTCGGGAACCTGCTTGGCCAGGATCTGGTTGATGCCCGTCAGCTGCACAGGTGCGGGCGCGCCGGCGGTCGATGCGCCGCGCCCCTGACCGCCGGCGGCCTGCAACTCCAGCCGGGTGAGCTGGGTCTGCAGCGCATTGCGCTGGGCAGCCCTGTTGCCGTCCCAGCCCTGCGTCGCGCCCTGCTGATTCATGAAGGCAATGCGGCTCTTGAGCTCGTCCATCTGGGCCTGCAGCGATACCTCGCCGGTATCCGGATCCACACCGGCGTGCACCTGGGGCGCAGCCTGCTGCGGCTCCAGCACTGGCGCGGCCTGGGGCTGCAGCACTGGGGAAGCGCCTGAATCCACCGCCATGGCTGCCGCCTTGGACAGCGCGCCAGCGTTCGGGTCCAGACCCATGGCCTGGGAGGGGGTCAGCTCTGGCGCGGCCGTGGCGGCAGGCTGCTGGCCAGCAGCGCCCAGCTCCGTACCCCAGTCCGGGGCAGGAAAGTCGCGCGTGAAGTCGATTTCATTGCCTTGCGCCTCGGGAGCCGCGCCCGGCAGGGTTTCATAATCCAGATTTGGAGCATTGGCCGGGGATGCCGGCGCTGTTCCGGACTCCACTTCGGCAGCTGCGCCGGCCGAGGTTGTCCACGCGGCAGGCTGCACGGCACTGGCGGCCTGATCTTGACCAGGGGCCGCGCCCGGGGCACTCGCTGCAGCGCTCCTGGCATTGGCCGCTGCATCATCAATCTGCTTGTCCTTGAAGCCGCGATAGCCTGCCGCGCCTGCGCCCATGGCGCCGCCCGACAGGATGCCCATCACAATGGCGTCATCCAGGCCTTCGCTCCAAGACTTGCCCAGCGCCTCGTTCTGCAAGATCTGCTCAGACACAGACTGAGGCAACTCTTCCAGCACACCCTCGGTAATCGCGCCCTCGCCCATCTGGCGCAGGATGCTCTTTTGCGCTGGCTGTGCCAGAGGATTCACGGCTGCGGCCGTGGCGCGCTCTGCGGCATCCTTGGCCATGCCCTTGGTGCCCTGTGCCAGCATCATGTCGGCATCGCCAATGCCCAGACGGTTGGCAACCTTGTTGCCGGCAAAGCCCAGCGCACCGGTAGCCAGGCCAGTGCCAGCGGCCAGGGCGGCCTGCTTGGCGGTCAGCTCGCCGTCTGCGGTTTCCTGGCGGATCTGCTCGGCCGCAGAACCAGCACCCACCACACCTTCGCCAGCAGCGCCAGCGATGGCCGCGCCCTTGGCACCCATCTGACCCAGACGTGTGGCAGCCATCAGACCGCGACCGACCCCGCCGCCAGCAAGCATCGAAGGCAGTGATTCCGCGACTGCGCCGACCACCAGGGACGGGTTTTGCACCGCGACCTTTGCCTTCTCTACAACGCCATCGGCCTGCTGAAATTGCTGCTGCCTTAGTTTGGTGGCATCCGAGTGCAAATCATTGGCGACTTCGCGCGCCTGCTTGAAGCGGAGGCCAAAGCTGCCGCCCTCATTTTCCAGAGCCTTACCGACCTTGCCGCCCGTAAACAGGTCTGCAACACCGACTGCTGACTCTGGAATGCCTATCGCCGCCTTCAACCCTAGTGCTGCTCCATCGCGCAGGTAGTCCACTGCGCTTCGTGTTGTGGGGTCCGCTATCGGCGTGGCAGATGTCGGATCAAACGCGGAACCAGAATTGCTTGAATCTGATACTGGCTTTGCGGTTTTTGGGTCGAAGGCATTGGTCATGCCAGCGATAAGACCGCACCTAGCGCGCGCGGTCGAACCCTAGCGGGGGTGGGAATCTCACTCTGCTACAGTTTGAGTAAAGGAGAGCGAGAGAAATGGGCCAGCCCCACACCACCCCTGCAGAATTCAACCCAATACCTCATGTGATTGGTATCGGGATACTCGGCGCTGCCAATCCTTTGATTTACGTTGGGCGGTTGGACTTTGGTGCCTGGATCACTCCCATTCTGGGGGTTGCTTTCCTAGTCGCTCTTATCGGCGGCGGCTATCGCCTTCTGGCTCCAGCCCGAGCAAAGGCAGCCGGACTCAAGCCCTTCATTCTTCTCGCCTGGGTACTGGTCGCGCTTGTAACTCTGCAGGCTTGGACCGATGGGAGCGCAAAGGTTCATCCGACAGCCACCGCAGCAGCAGCGAAGCCTGGCGATCCCCTTGGTGGGTTTGACCCCTCCAGAGCGCGCCTAGTTGAGAACCAAAAGGAATTTGACCCCTCAACAGCTCGCCCGATTGAATGGCCTCCAGCGGCATCGGGCCAGTTTGACCCGTCTACCGCAAAGCCTGTTCAAAACTAGGCTACAAGGATTCAAACGCTGTGCCGTTCCAGCGCTGCTTGTTGCCCTTGGCATCCTGATATACGGTTCCTTTGACAAACTCGGGCGCCTGCTGCTGTGCCCCCATTCGTCGCATTTCCCCCGTTCGCTCATTGACCGCACCCAGAATGCTTTCGGTCTTGTTGCCCTGGGCATCAGTGCCACCCTGCAGCGCGACTGCCTTCCAGCTATCCGAATCCTTGCCTGAGTAGGCTCGAATCTGCGCAGCAATCGCGGCCTGCTCCTCGGGAGTCTTGGCGCTCAGATACTGCTCTTGCAGCTGGCCAATACGCTCGGCAGCGCGGATCTGCGGCGCGCGCAGGCGTTCATCGTTTGTGACGCGCTGGGCATCCAGCTGGTTGCGCTGTGCACCCAGAGCCAGCTGGCCCAGCCCCAGCCCAATCTGACCTTGGGCACGGCGGTCTGCTCCTGCCTCGGCCATGGCTGCGCGGCGCAGGCCGGCATTGATTTCATTGGTACGCATCTGAAAATCAGGCACTTTGCCCTGCGCAGCCAGGTCGGCGCGACTTGCGTCCAAGAAGTTCTGCGCTGCCGGGTTGTTGGCCGCACCTTTGCCGCCCCAGCGCTGGGTGTTCATGATCGAGCTGGCCGATGTCTCCAGATTCTTGAGCCGCTGGCGCGCCGCCCAGTCATTACCGCTATGCGCCACGGCTGGGGCACGCAGGCCAAATCCACCCTCTTCGGTGGAACCTCCGGCAGCAGCCTGAGCTGCATTGGAAGCTGCAAGGTTGTCGGCCGCAGCCATATTCCGCGCATTGGGCTTGCCCGTGAATCCGGCCGGGAAGCCCATACCACTGGCTTGGTCGCTGTACTGGCCGCGCCCATGGTTGTACACGCCCTCCGGCAATTCACCGCTGGCGCTGGCAGCCGTAGCGACCTGAGCAGCGCGCGGCGCACTGCCTACCGTGTTCGTCAGGCCTGGTTGGATCGCGGCTGCCGCAACAGGAGCCGCAGCTGGCTTGGTGCTTGCTGCAGTGGCAGTTCCAGGTGTGGTGGCTGGTGAAGCAGGTTGCTGCGCTGCATGAGCCTCCGAACCGATCAAGCCGCCCGCAAAATTACCGACCGCATTGACCACGGGCGAGCCGACCTTATCCGCAAGCTCGACGCCGTACATACCCAGGCCTTGGACAGCAGTGCGGGCGGCGGTACCAGCGGCTTGCGCATAGTTGCCAGAGCCCCACTGGTCGCGCATTTCCTGTGCACGATCCTGCATGTAGAGCTCAGAAGGTCCAGGCGAACGGGTGGCGGCAGCGGGAGCCGCGACGGGCAGTGCTGGATTGACTTGGGGCACCCGGGTTGCATCAGATGCACCGGCAATCGAAGCAACCGGAGCTGCAGCAGGTTGAGCAGCAGGAGCAGGCTGCGCTTGTGCCTGCATTTTCCGACCAGGCTGCTGCCCGATGGAGTCGGGAACTTTGGCAATCTGGCCGCTGCTCCCGAACTGGTCGCGCCCAAAGCCTGCACCTGAGTAGACAGGCGCCCCTGCGCTTGGGCTGGCCTGCGGAAAGGTATTCGTTGGCGATGCCTGGCCGCCGCTCGAGCGCTGCAGCTGATCCTCCGGCGCGCCGCCGTTGGCAAAGAACACCTCGGGCTTGAGTCCCAACTGTGGCGCAGCCTGGGTTTGTGGCGCGCTGGCCTTTGGGGAATTCAGACCGAACGATGCTTGCACTGGGGTATGAGTGGCATCTACCACGCCCTGAAGTGCTTGCTTACCGCCCATCGCATGCACAGTATCGGGCGGCAGTACGAATTCGCCCGGCTTGAACATGCCAGGAATGCTGTCGGGTGCCTGGTTCTGGGCCTGTGCCAGCTTCGCGCCCTTGTCTTTGGGGATGGGTTTGGACAGTCCGAACATGCGGCACCTTAAAAAATGTAGGTCGCGTTGACCTGGGGAACATCGTGGCGAGTGGCGCGGCGCAGATCCGCATCAGGCCGCGCGCCAAAGTAGCCGGTAAAGGCCGCCTCGGCCGTGGCCGCGCGCTGCGGGTCAAACCCGTCGCTATCGGGCTGGCTGAAAGCCCGGTGCAGCGCCCAATACACCAGATAGGGGTGGCTGGCCGCGTGGATCTCCGGCTTGTCGGGATCGTTGGCCAGGGGCTTGAGCGGCAAACGGTAGGCCTCCAGCGTCAGCACCCCGGCCTCGCGCGGCGTGGGCACCAGGCGCAGCGCGCCCTCGGTCTGAATGGCATACATCGCATCGCAATCCAGGCGCACGCGCCAGTCGGGGTGCTGGCGGTCCAGCCATTCCCGCGTCACCAGATCCACGGCCTTGCCACGATGGGCCGCCGCGCTCGGCTGCCAGTGCAGATGCGCGATTTCATAAACCTTGGCGTGGAGCTGATACGAGGCCTGACCCGCGTTCACCGCAATGGTGGTCACCGCTGGCGTGCTGTCATCGAGCAGCAGACGGCCGCGCACGGCAGCCTCGTCCTGGGCTTCATTGAGCCAGCGGGTCACGGTGTCGTCTTCCCACAGATAGGGCTCCAGCTTGTCGGTGGAGTCATCGCGGAAAGAGGCAATCAGGTCCTCGAGGTTCATCAGCGCACCCCGAACTGGTGAATCAGGCCGTTGACGGTGATACGCATGTCGTCCACCTTTACCTTGGCGTCAAAGGCGTGGTCGTACTTCTTGGCGTACTCGGTCAGCGCAGTTTTGTTCATGCCCTGCACGGTGATCAGCATGGCTTCGCGCTGGTCGTCCACTTCCTTGGCCTTGTCGTCCAGGGCTTTCTGCTCGAGCGCTGCAATCTCTTGCTCAGTGAGCTCAGGCTTTTGCGCATTGGATAGGTCGCTGCTTTGGTCTGCAGTCAGCACCGCGCCCTGCTCCAGGCCTTCTGTCCCGGCCTGCACCTGGCCCAGCTGCTGCTGCTCGGGCACCACGGGCTTGAGGTCTGCAGTGCGCTTGAACTCCACAAACTTGAGCAGCGGCTTGGCGATGGCCTCGCTCACCAGGCGCTCCTCTTCGGGCTGCCAGATATGGCCAGTGGCGCGGTCGCGGTAGAGTTTGCGGCCGATATAGGTAATGCGTACAAAGTTCATGATGCTGGGGAGTGTTCAGATGGACGAATGCGGGCACTACCCAAAGGCAGGCCCGCATCCTGGGAGCGCTCTTTACAGGGCGCCGGTGGAGATGACCTGCAGCACCACATCGACGCGGGCCGCCTTGGCGTTGGCAGCACCCGAAGTGGTCAGCACCAGATAGGCATCCTTGGGCAGGGTCACAGGTGCCTTGGTGGATGTGTTGCGCAGGCGCGCAGCGGCGGCCAGATCCAGAGCCGCGCCGAAGTAGGTCGCATCCTGGGGCGTCTTGGCGTCGTCCACAGCATCGACGTATTCAAAGCCCAGGTCGCCCTTGACAGTGGCAGTCAGGCCAGTGGACACGACAGCCAGGGCATCCACCAGCGTGGAGCCGGCAGGGATGATGCCCAGTCGCACCTTGTCACCCACGGCCAGAGGCGCATTGGAGTCAGCGTCCAGCGCGCCGCCGTTGGCGCCCGTCTTGAGAATGAAATGCAGGGCATTGAGATTGCCCCACGGAGTAGCGCCCAGCAAATTGCCGCGCTTTTGAGTGTTGGTCACGGTTGCCATGATCGGCTCCTAGGTGGGAATGAAAGGGAACGCGGGTCCAAGCCCATCGGGCGCCGCCCACTGGCCGCGCCCGATGCTCATGGATTACTGGCGCTCACCGATGATCGGCACAGCGGTATCGATAGCGATCACGCCGTGGTCGGTGAAGTGCTTGGTACCGTTGCCTTGGTCCACGGCCCAGCGCACTTTGGATGTGCCCTGGATAGCGCCAATCAGCAGTTCCATCTTGTCGCCGTGGTCGAATTCCTTCTCCTTCCAGAAGAAGGGCATACCGCCGTGCTTCGACGCCGCGAAGGCTTGGGCCAGAGCCTGACCACCCAGCAGCATTGCGCGGTCCACCGCATGAGTGATACCGAAGCTTGCAGGTACCACGCAGGAGCTTTCCAGGTCGCTGGTGTGGCTGGCGCAATACTTGATGGTGTCGCCGGCATAGAAGCGGATGGGACGCGGCTGCTTGCAGATCAGAATGCCGTTCCACAGACCCACGTCGCCCATGAACAGAGGATGACGCTCGGCCTGGCTGGCGCGGGTCAGTGCGTTGGCCTGGAACTGGCGGAAATCCTTGTCCTGGGAGAACTGGTGGTACTGGGCGGGGCTGACCAGCATCATGCGCAGCGGGGAGTCGTCTGCGGCAGAGTCACCGGGCAGGCGGATTGCAGGGGGTGGCAGCGCGATGGACTCCACCAGCGTGCGGCACGCATCCACGACCGTCATCGTCAGCGCGTCACCGGACTGAATGTCGAGCTCACCCGCATTGACGGTGAAGCCGCGAATCGCATCGCCATCGGCAATGTAGTGGCGGTTCTTGGTGGGAGCCAGCACAGGGTTGACCGCAATAGCTTCAAAGTCCGGGTGGCCTTCGGTGGGGATAGCCCACTCTATGTTGTTGTGGAAGCCGCGCGCGCCCGCCATATGCATCAGGGTGCCTTGATCCTGGTAGCGGTCCATCAGGCCCTGAGCGATGGGACGGCCTACCTTGCGGAATTCCACAGGCGAGCGAATGTCGGTCATGGTGTCGCCCACATCCACTGGGAAGCGGGCTTGCTGAACACGCACGCGGGCCTTGTCCAGCGAAATACCAGTGCCCTTACCCTCGGCCATGCGGCTGCCCATGATGGGGTACGCGCCAGCAGGTTGGATGAAATGAAACTCCACCTCGTCACCCTTGCCGCGCCCCAGATCCGTGACACGCACGATAGGCATGTCCGTGGTTGTTTGGTTACGCAAGGTGGCAGCTGCTTCACCTTCGCCCTTGGGCATGGTGCCCACCATCTTGTTGAGCTTGGAATTGCGCTGCATGGACTGCGCAAACAGTCCTGCCGCTTGTACAAACTGCGCATTGGACGAGCCTGCGCCTACATTGGTTTTGCCGGACATATCGAGTCCTCCTGCTATGGGACAAGGGCGCTCTCATCACGAGATGGCCCGGGAAATGGTTTGTGGCGCGCCTGACGGCTACACCACGCTATTCATCAATCGCATCTGACGCTCGGGCGGCAGGCTTTGCATGTACGCCAGCAGTGCAGCGGGGTCGCCGGCTAACTCCATCACGCGCTCAGCCTCCGAGGCGCCCGCAGCTGCCGCTCCGGGCAGACTCGACAGGCTCACGGGGGGTTCGGTCTTGGCGTTGGCCAGGGCCTTGGCCACTGCTTCGGCCGTGGGATCACCAGCCGCCGCGCCGGCTGTTCCCGCATGGAACTGCTTGAACTGGCCGAGCAGATCAATCACATCCTGGGCGGTACCCGCTTGCAGGGTGCGGTCGATGGCGGCTTGCATGTATCCAGGCTGACCAGACTTCCAGCTGGCGAACTCCTTGGATTCAGCGACTTCAAAGGCATCCTTGTGCGCGTCCAGAATCTTCTGGGCGTGCAACTGCTCTGCTGTCACCGCCTGCTCACGGGCTTGCGCCTCGCGTTGGGGTGCCAATGCAGCCTCCACTCGCGCGGCGACCAGCTTTTCAATGCCAGAGGCAATCCCCTCTTCGGAGAAGTCCCCAAACAGGGAAGCATCGGTACCGCCTTGCACCAGGCTTGTGGCTGCTGCCAGATTCTGGTCGGCTTGGGTCGGCGCCTTCCCGGCATCCGCACGGGCTTGGGCTTCGGCCTGGGCTTGCTGCAAATTGGCAGCCTGTGCGGCCGTCATCTGCTCCAGCTGGGCGCGCAGTTGGTCGCGTTCGGCAATGGCCGAATCGCGCGCGGTGCGCGCCTCTGTCAGCTTTTCATAGGGAATGGTGTAACCACCGGACTTGCTGGCAATGGGCGCGCCCTCGTGCTCTTCCTGAGCCGATGCGGTTGCGGCAGTGCCTGCTGTGGTGCCAGTGGTGGCGGCTTCAGCGCCGGCGGCAGCGTCAGTCGCGGCCTGGGTGCTCTCGGCATTTGCCGGGGCGGCCGCGCCTTCGGGTGCAGAAACGCCAGAAGACCCGGAAGCATCCGCATCCAGATCCAATTCGCCTGCAAAGGCTGCTGCCAAGAGTTTTTGAGCTTCGTTCACTCTGCTGTGCTCCGATCCCAGCTATCCGGCTGGGCCTGTTGGTGGGGCACACCGATTCGAGGATCAGGCCAGGGCCGAAGCCCTGACCATCACACTCTCCAGCGGTGGGAATGGGCCGACTCATCACGAGTGGGCTGTATCTATTCGCTTTCGCGCTTCGATGGATGAAGTATGCGGCGGCCTGCCGCGCGCTGCGAACTCTAGTGGGGTCTCAATGATTTATGAGAAAGTCCTATGAGCATGCCCATGTTGGCCAATGACATCAACTGACCCAAGCCAACAAGCTCAAACTCGGATCTAGGCTTTAAAGGTGGACTGACCTCGATCAGTCGCCACTCATTCAATGACCTCAATAGGCACGGAAATATCCGTCATCTCCAGTCCAGGAATTGCACCACGAGGGCTTGCATTAATTCGTATGTAACTTCTATCTCCTATCACTCCACCACTGTTAACTGTTACATCAATCCTAGATTTTCCTCGGCCAGTAGCTTGACTAAATGCAAGAAAACTTGGCGGAGAGTAAATAGCCCAGTTCACTATCAACGGAGTGCTCGTAGACGTTGCTCCACCCAATCCGCCAGAATCAATATCAAACTGCAAGGTCTGACCTTTCTTGATTTTCAATAAATTTTCTGGAGCAACAGGATCTAGCTTTTCCGATCCATCTTCATTTTTGGATACCTTCTGAACGGTCAACTTTGGCAAAGAGAAATCAGTTTTCAAACCCTCTTTATCCTTAGACTTGACTTCATACTTGAACAATTTCGTTGAAGCTATTGGAATCAGCCCTGGCGCTGAATATCCGTATTTCCCGGAGTATTCATCTACATAAAGACTTATGATCGAATTTGATTTATCAACCTTAGAAGTAGCAGGAAATTTAAAAATAGCCCACACAGTAGAAGTGAACGGTCCCACCGTCGTCGGATCTTTATCCCACAAATCACCAAAATAGCCATCCCCCGTTGCATGACCAAAATCAAATTTAACAGATGAATTATCAATTTGAGCAGCTTTAATCTCAACAGCGGAATAGCTATAACTTACTGAAAAATCAGCACTCACACTCCCCTCGCCACCCGGCCCCTTATCCGATGCAGATGCCTTTATACCAGCGCCAATTTTGAAGGATGTAGATTTATTCCTAAGCGTCGTCAGTGGCGCAAATTCTTCAATAATTCCATCCGAGGCGACTCCGTTCGTCACTTTTTTCAAATGAAAGCGCAGAGACTCTTTATTATTAAAATAGGCACACTCAATCCACCTAGTACATAAGACAGAGGTTGGATTTGAGCCGATTTTTGCTCTCACCAAATAATACTCGAAAGAATCAACCCCATTGAGCCTATAGACGTCAAAGTTGGCAGAGCCCGTATGGACCACTTCTTTCTTACTGCTAAATCTCTTAACAAGTCCATCAGATTTAGTGATGTATGACGAAGTGCCGAGATTCGTCCATACAGCGCCTGGGTTAGCTCCACCCTTGGAAGTATCTGCTGGCGAACTTTCGCTTAACCCCTTCAATGCCACAGTAGTTTTATGCTCTGAATACTTGGAATTCAGTTCTGAAAGACATAACTGAAGATTGGACTCCAATTCGTTCGCATCCACACCTGATACAGCACAATTCCAAGGCGTAGACTCCAGCTCACTGTCCAGTATTTTTGCAACAACAACGAGTGTCTCTGAATCTATTTCAGCGGGTTCAGCCGCTGCTACTTCTTCTTGGTTTATTGAGCCATCTAGCAACATTGCGTCAGATTCAGAATATGAAATATTTATAGCTGAGCTTTGATTCAAATTCCAAGGACTCATAGAATGAGGCATCACAACAGCATATCCAGCCTTGTAATATTTAAAAATATCACACTTGTTTTTATGTGAAGAATCGCCATTTTCAATTCTGAATACTGGATGATTGTCCTGAAATGGAATTTCAACCTCTCCATTGCAATTCAATTCATTAGAATTTGATACTTCACTCTGTGAGGAGGTGGTGGATGAATCGCCTCCGCCACACCCATTTAGAGATGCAAGGATTAATAAAGAAGTAAATATAGAACTGAATTTATTCATAAAAGTAGAACGCCATGGAGTCCTGCCACTTTAATCCGCCGCCCCCCTGGAATTATTTCAAATCAGACTGACACTCATTTTGAAGAATTGCCAAAATTGTCGGCAACGCTGAACGTTTCCACCCCCTGCATTCCAGTCCTCCCAACAGCGGGCACAGGCGGAAATGTCGGGCTGGTATTGGCTTGGCCAGCCGCAACTTCCTGCAGCATCTCAGGGCTTGGCGCCGCGCCACCGGGTAACAACTGCATACGCTGACCAGAACCTGCCAGCACACCACTGGGGAAATTCGGGTCATCGCCGCCAGGGTTGGGCGCCTGGTAGCCGGCTCCCTTCATGATTTCGTCCGCGATGGGCGCGATCATCGGCATCTGAGCCACCTGGGCACCGCCCTGCATGGCGCTGTACGCTGCCTGCACGCCTACCTGCACCTGCTGGGCCGCCAGCAGCTTCTCGCGCGCCGCCACTTCGCGCTCGCGCAGGTCCAGCTCGCGCACCTTGAGGTCGCGCTGCAGCTCCTGCTCGATCTGCTTGCGCAGCTGCTCGGGATCGGTCTGCTGGGTCGCTTCCTTGATCACCTTGATGATTTCTTCCTTGCGCGGCAGGTCCATCAAATCCAGCATGAACGGCATCACCACCTGCTGCATTTGCGGTGGCAATGCCTTGACGGCTTCGGATAGCGCCGCGAGCTGCTGGGCGCGGAAACTGGATGACGATGGCACATCCGACAAGGCCACCTTGAGCCGCGTGCGCTGCACATCGTTGGACAGATAGCTCAGCCCGCCCTCTTCCACCACTTCATTGAGCACCACGGTGCGGGGTGGATTGATGGTGTCGCCCTCGATCACGATCACCTCGCGTTCCTCTCCCAGGTCCTCGATCTCCAGTGCCAGGATCAGCTCGCCCACCATGGCGCGCCCTTCCTTGAAGTTGTCCATAAGGTCGGCAATGCTGATCTGCGACTGCTCCACCTGGGTCTGTTCCTGCACTCCGCTGGTCGCTGTGCCCTGCTGCCCCTGAAAAGCCGCCGTGATGGATCCAACACGCTGCAATGACGCGCGGCTGTCGGCCATCATCTGCAGCTGCTGGTTGTTGAGCTGAAAGTCGCGCTTGACCTCAAAGCGCGCGCCTGTCTGGGACATGGCTGTGGGGTCCAGCACAATATCAGCGTCCGGTCGGGCAATCTGGCGCCGGAATTGTTCGTCCGTCATCGCTACCGCTCCCTTGGTGCGTTCAGTCCGGGTGCTGGCCATGCCCCAGCGCAGCTTGGCGATGGAGCTATTGAGGTTGTCCTGCGGAAAGATCATGTCGCGCACCAGGCCGAACGGCACGCGCGTCATGTCCTCGCGGTAGCCCCAGAACGGCACATACGGGAAATGCGGGTGCGGATAGGGGCTGGCGCTGTCATGCAGCATGTGCGGCCCCATCCAGTAGGAACGGCGCATGCGTGCCACGGTGGCGCGCTCCAGCTTGCCCTGGCCGGCAGCCACTGCTGCCCGATGGGCTGGGTTCGCCGCATCAAACTCAACCACCCTGCCGCCGCGCATCTTGAGCAGCACGACATTGACCCAGCGCCGGTACCAGAGCTCGCCCAGGCACACCTCGTCCGACTCATGGCGGTACCAGGCCTGCTCGCGCGTGGTCCAGGCGCGATTGGCATCGGCAGCCGAGAGCAACCCGGTCGATACACCACCCTCGGTGACATAGCCGCCGTAGCCACCCAGGCCACTGACGGTCTGCGCCTGCATGATCAGCTGCGCCATGTTCTCAAAGGCGCGCGCGGTGCGCTCCTTGCTGATGAAGCGCTCGCGCAACAGCCAGCGCGCATCGGACAGATCCTTTTCAGAGGAGCGCATATCCCAATGGATTTCATTGCGGTGGATGTAGTGGCAGCGGGTCTTGTACTCGAGCGGGTTGCTGCTGCGCGCCACCTCGACCCAGCCCAGGCCCACGGCCGCCTGGGGCTTGAATGCCTCGCTCATGGCCGCGTCTGCCTTGGAAAAGCGCTCGGCCTGGTTGAGCCGGTAGTTCAGCGCGTCGGCCACATCCTTGCCTGTGGGGTCGCCGTCCGGGGTCACTCGCCAGTCTGTGCGCGTCTTGGCCTCAAACCCGCAGATAGCCGCAATGGCCGGGCCAATCACGTTCTCTTTGGCCGGCGGCACGCCCGTCGCCTGCAGGCGCTTGAGCAGTTCGGTGCTCAGCTGGTTGCCATCGGCATAGTCGGCCTCCTTGTCGGCTGCCGCGCGCCAGGGTGGCTGATCAATGCATTCCTGCACGATCTTGGCGTATTCCAGCACGGTCATGGGCTCACCCAGATCCGCGTTTTGAGGGGGCTTGATGTATTGCATGGTTGCTCTCACGCGCGCCAATCGGGCGCTTCAGGTTCTTCGTAGCTGGAATGGCTGGAGCCGTAGCTGTCATCGCTCGGGATGTACAGCCCGGTTTCCTTCGCCTGGGCCCACTGCCGGTGCGCGTCCGCGCCTTCGGTGCATCCATTGGCCTTGTCTGGCTCATTGATGAACTTGGCCAAGGCAGTGCTGTATTTCTTCTTGTAGCCGCGCAGGCGCTCGACCCCAAAGGCGCAGCGCTCCTTGTCGTACCAGGCGCCCTTCATGTGCTTGCGCAGGGTGTTGATGCCGGTCTGCAGCTCTGTGATGCGCGGCACGATGACAAAGCTCTGACCTGGCATCAGCGCCTGCAGCTGCTCCTGGGTGGACTTGTTGTAATCGCCCAGACGCTTGTGCGCCGCGTCGTGTGGCAGGTAGTGCTTGCCGAACACATAGCCCAGACCCTGCAGGTGGCGCACGTAATGGCGCAGATCCTCGTCGTGCTCTTCGTAGTAGTCGATGAACCGGTCTTCGCCGCGCAGGGACTGGGCAAACCAGATAGCGCAGCCATCGCTCGCGCCAATGTCCCAGAAGGTGTACACAGGCAAATCCAGCACCGGTACCTTGCAGATGCCGCCGCGCTTGGTGACAACCTGCAGCACCTTGGTGAGATAGTGCCCTTCGGTGGACTGCTGGAATGCTTCGGCCGGTGTGCTGGGGTACTCCTGCCACATGCGCTCTTCGCGCCCTGCGAAGTCGGCGGCCTGGGTGGCCACGTACCAGGCGCGCTGGTCCAGGTCGATGGTGCAACCGGCCTCTTGCTCGATGCGCTCAAAGTATTCATGCTGCTCTGGCGTGATTTCCACCAGGGAGCTGTCCATGCGGTAGTTCGGCTCTTGCCACCACGCATAGAAATGGAAGCGGTAGTCGCGCACGGTCAGCTTGACGTGCGTGTAGTGCAGCGTTTCGGCGCGGCTCGATAGCTCGTAGAACTCGCCGTTGGCACCCTCTGCAGTGCTCTCGATCACCAGAATGCCGTTAGTAGGCACTGCCGGGATTGAGCCCGTCATCACTTCCTTGGCTTTCTCGGGATACTTCGCGCAGATCTTGCCGAACTCCGAGATATGCAGGCGGTGGATCGTGCCCGATCGCATGGATGTAGCCACACGCACCGAGCTATTGTTGTGCGCGAAAAGCAGCTCCGTCGCGCTGTCGCGCTTCAGAGGAAAGCGCTCGCGGATCTCATCGGGCAGGTTGTTATACGCATAGCGAACCTTGTCCCGAAAGATCACTTCAGCGGCTTCGCGGTCCTGGGCGATGATGCCGCAGCGCTGGTCAGCGTTGAAAAGCGCATGGTCCAGCCAGAGGATGGCGATCAGGGTTGTGAAACCCAGCTGGCGCGCCTTGAGAATGATGTTGCGATGCCAAAGCCGCTTCAGGAAGCGCTTCTGGGCGCGATTGGGCTTGAAGGGGACCGAGTAAGCATCATCGTCCCCATCGCCCTTGATCATGATCTTGTAGAGGCACCCCGAAAAGATGCGCCACTCAGGATCAGCCAGGCAGCGCTCCAGCTCCTCCGGGTTGCTCGGGATCTGATTCAGGGGGGTCGTGTGCACCAGGCCGGCCATGGTCAATCGTCCTCGTCATCCTGCGCGGACGGATTGGGATTGACTGGCAAGGCCGAAGACCCAGGGGGCTGAGCTGGGCGCTCCGGATCCTCTGCAATCGGTGTGAAGCCGTTATTGCTGCTTGATGCCACGCGCATCAGCAAGGCCTTGAGCGGATCGGTCTTCTGCTCGTTGTCGCGCTCGTACAGGCCAAGGTGCTTGAAGAGCTTCTCCATGGCCGCGGCCTTGTCATGCACCTGAATCTCTATGCCGTGCTTGCCGTGCTTGGCGCCGGCATACAGGGACAACGCTGCAGGGGACAGCGTTCTGGTGTCCTTGAGCACCACACGGCTTTGGCCGTCACCAAAGCACTCGGGGCAGGTTGGGTGCGGCGGCTTGAGAGGGGTGTAGCCAATGCCGCCTTGGTGCTCGAAGGCCTCTAGGTCATTGCCAGAAGAAACCCACTGCTCAACGTCATAGTTCATCTCCGCCACAGTGCGCTGCCACTTGTGGCCCTCGCCATGACAGTGGCGGCAGCAGCCGATCTTGACCTCCACCAGCTCACGGGCGTCTGCCGTGGCGATGTGCCAAGCTTCGGTCACCACTCGGTCTGCGGTGATCTGGGTGCGCTTCTGCTGCTCTTGTCTTGCTATCGAAATTGCAGCTTGAACACTAACATTTACCAACAGGCGACCTGCTTGCTCGTTGGCGGTGGCCTTGCTGTAGCCCGCACGAATGGCAGCCTGGGTCGCATTGCAATCGACCAGGTACTCATCGACAAAGCGCTGCTGTTTGACCGTCAGACGGCTGTGGTGTGCGTCCCGCATAGGCGCGGCTTTGCCTGCTGGCTTCCTCTTGCCTGCAGGCTGCTTGGGGGACTTCGATTTTTTAGGGGGTTCTCCGGGCCTCTTACCCGCTGGAATGGGTGCCATACCCAGAATGCTGCTGGGCATGGCTTTGGGTGTCGAACCCTAGAGGGGCAAGGATCCAGACAAATGTTGTCTCTGCATTGCCATAACTCGGGCTTAGCGGCTATCAGACAGGTTTAGCCAAAAAGCTCGCCTTGATCTATGCACCCGTCAAATCAGATCCTTGCCTCTGACCTGAAACCTCGATGGTGGCGGTAATGCTCAAGGTCATAGTCCCGCTGGCACTTGATGGTGAGTACGGATCAAAATTTGGGAATAATGCCGCGAGATCATGATAAGCGGCCTCAATGAGACGATGGATCTCTGTAAACGACATGTTCAGGCTGCGAAATTTGATGCCGTCTCCGTCCTGGGAAGTTGTCACGAAGATTGGTCCGTCTCCCGTTTGCCCACTTGCTATTTGTGTGTGCATATGCTCCTGCTGGCGACGAAACGAATTCAATCGCTTGCGCTCATCCGCAAGTGCAAGTACTTGCTGTGAAACCATATGCCCGCGATGTGTCAGCACCTCTATACAAGCCAGCATCTTTTCCAGAGAGGTAATGCAGTCCTCCATTGAAAATGCGAAATCAAGTATTGGAAGCTGCCGACCTCCGGACATCTCCTGAGCTGTACGCCTACCTTCTTCAAGTTGAGCCAGGATCAGCTCTCGTGCCTCACCGTAATGGCGTGCGGTCTTCACCATGCAATGCACCAACCACGACCGCCACTTCCGCATCTCGCTCGATACTTCTGGCACCTGGACGAACAAACTGACCAACACCGAATGATGTCGCAACCCTTCAATGTTCAGTTCGAGCGATGGCATACCGCATTTAGATGGTAGTGGCATTAGAAATCTCGGCATTCATCGTAGTCAGTGGGAAAGTTCTAGAAATTAAATCACCGGGTCATTGACCATTATTTACCGCAGTTCCAACAAGCGTCTCAAATAAGACAGATTCAGAAAGCCACCCGAAGGTGGCAGCATGTTGCGCCGATTACCACACTCTAAATACCTAGTAGCTGCTGGTCCAAGTTCGTCACACGCTTCTTGTACAGTGCCTTGTAGCGGCGCTCAGTTTCTTGCAAGGTTCGCGCCATCTCCACCATGCGGGCTTCTATCTCCTGCACGCGCTCCAGCGCAGAAGCCTCCAGAGCTTTGCCTGCCAACATGGGCGCCAACTGACGCGCCTCAGCTGGAACCAACGTCATCACTTCATCGCCCTTCTCGATCTTGTAAATCCCGTTGGGCATGACCGTGCACGAAACAGCCTGTGCAGCCACATGCTGGTGCAGCGGACGGTAGCACTGCTTCAATGGACTGATCATGCCCTCGCCTCGCAGCACCTTGATCCGGTCATCCACTGTGGTGGGCTTGAGTCCGGTCAAGGCCACAATACGCTCGCGCGTGGGCTCCCCGCCGGCGTCGTGAATCTGCCTGATTGCCTCAAACACCAGCATGAGCGTCGGCGTCTCCTCCGTTGTCCCAAGGTCCACGCCACCATCACGGGCGCGGTGTGTCGATGTTCCAGAGGTTTGCTTTGCTTGTGTGGAATTCATTGATGCTCCAGGGTGTTTGGTTCGATACGCCTATCAGGCCCACAGGGGCAGCTTCTTGGGCCAGAGCCCGGCCTTTAGGATTTGCTCGCGGGTAAAGCGGCCAGCTTCAATGCCGTACTCGCGGTGGGCATCGCGCCCACCACTTTCCAGAAGCCGGTAGTTGTCATAGGCCATATGGCATCCCTCGATGCCAGGGCGGCTGCAGCAGAGGGGAAATCCCGTGCGGTCGTCTGTCTTGAGGCCCAGGCCCTTGCCGTAATTGAGATGGGCATGCTGGCTATAGCCGCTGATGCCGCACCAAAAGCAAGGCAGCTCTGCCACCAGACGGCGGTAGGGCTCGCTCTCGATGGCATGCTCTTTCAGCACAGCTATGCCAGTCGTGCCTGCCCCAGGCGCCATGGTGACGTTCTCGGGCACCATGCTGGCCGTGGCAAGGGCGCTCTCGATCTGACGCGCAGCGCGCTCGGCAAGGCGCTGTTCACGGCTGCCAGACTGGCCGGGCTCGCAGTGGTGGCCCTCGTCCTGCTCATCACGGAGCCCAGCGCCAGCCCAGCCGCTGCGAGACTTGAAGCCCTTGCCGGGCTTGAGGGGGGAGCGGCGCATCAGTACCATGCACGCCCCCAGTCCTCTACAGGCACCAGAAAGCCGTAGTCGTTGAACACGTAGACAGTGCGAGCGCCCACCTGCATGCGGTTGCAGCAGCGGTTCTCCATCCAGCGCTCAATGAGGTAGCGTCCATCCGGTAGGCGCTCATATTCCGGCCACAGCAGCCGCGTGATACGCGATGTGCTTAGCGGCTTGCGTTCGCCGGCCAGCGGCACGACCTTGCCAAAGAAGGCGGGGTTCAAAGGCTGGATCATTTGACAAGCCTCACTTCCAGGCCCAGCAGAGCCTTCATCAGGTGGCGCTTGAGCTTGAATTCGGGGGTCAGCACGCCCTTCACGTCCTCGATCACCTCCACGCCCTTTTCCACATAGACAAAATCGGCCACGTAGTGAATGGCCTTCTTGACGCGGCTCGCGTCGGAGTACTTCACGGCGGGCACCAGCTCATAGGCCACCTGGCGGCGCAGCTCGCTGATCTCCCCTGCGCGCAGCTGCATGCACAGATGCCCCCAGCGGCGGGCCTCGGCCCTGCTGTCGAACTTCACCCCATCGGGGGTGACGGTCTTCTTGTTGCCGTACTTGGCTCCACCGGGTCCAGATCGCTTGGCCGTGGCTTGAACCCCAGGCGCTTGAGCTCGGCTCGCACCGCCTCCCGCATTCCCGGCCACAGGCCGTGCCCATGTGTCACGGATTCCTCTTCCAACTCCAAAGCCCTTTGCCTTGAGTAGTGCCACCATCCCGGCGTCATTGCCAGCCGCACCAGATGGTCCCTGGCTGCGAGGTAGTGCGTTGGTAAATCGTTTGGCATTCATCACCTGCCCTCCTGCTGGTAGGCCAGCACAGCGGCGGCGGTTTTGCGCTTCTCCTGATTCAGGCGCATGCGGTCTGCCCGGGCCAAGACCTGGGCATGGGTGAAGCGGCCGGCCTTGCGGGCGAAGTGGTCGCGCAACTTGGCCAACTGCTGCAGCGTGCTGCGCGCTGGGCCTGCTGGCGCAGTCTCCGGGGCTGGCAGCGCCAGCGCAGCGCGCGGTGCAGGCAGCTGCAGTTGGTGGCGAACATCCTCGGTCAAGGCTTCCAGACCGCCCGGCAGGCGCCCTGCAGTCATGGCCTCCTGCAAGGCGCGGGTGCGCCCCTCGGGGTCATGACCAAGGCTCACTTGCACCACAGGATGCTGGCGCAGGGCGCGGGCCTCGCCCGTAATGCGGCCGTAGGCCTCTACGAAAGCCTGGCGGGCACCGAACTTGTCGCCAGCACGCAGCAGCGGCGCGGCCACGGTCCAGGCATCAGCAATCTCGTTCGTCCACACAATGGTGGCGCGGTCGTCCGAGCTGGACAGCGCCAGAGCATAGGCTTCCCCCGGCAGCAGCCGGCCCATGGCGTGGTCCACGTACTGCAGCACGGTGCCGGTGAGGATCTGGCCTTTGTGCTCGGCGCGGATACGGGCGAGTGCCATGCGCAGCAGCGACTTGTCGATGTGGGACAGGTCAGAGGCCAGCAGCGCCAGCGCGGCCGGGCGGATCTGCTGCCCGGACAGCTCCATGGTGGCGCCCAGTTCCTCCAGCAGCCAGTCGGTATCTTGCTCGTCAAGCATTGCCGCCCTCCCGTCGCTGCTTAGCCAGTCGCTTGGCTTCCTCGATGGCATCGAAGTTCGCGCTGCTCTTGTCGGCTGCCTGTGCAGCTGTTGCCGTCACGGCCTGGCCGCGCGCCCACTGGGTGCGATAGCCCTCGGCCTGGTTGACCAGCACGCCCATGCCATGGGAGTTCTTCACCACAAAGGCCTCGTTGACGTTCGCCACGTACCACGCGGCCACCAGCGGTGCCTCCTCGTGGCCCAGGCGCTTGACCAGCGCTTTGACGTTGGCATTCACCGGGGCGTTGCGAACGGGCTTGACCCCGTATCGCTGCTCAAACGCGAAGCTGTAGGCCGCCCATGTCTCCCGGCAAGCTGCCTGCAGTGCGGTTTCCTCGGTGTTCTCAGATTGCCCTGCACCACCACGGCCCGACTGCAAAGCAGGCGGGGATGGTTCATTGGCGGTTAAGTGACGGTTCAACTGATGATTTGGGGGCGGCATTTGCCCCTCCAGACCTGCGGCATCTGCCGGGGCTGGGGCGGCATTTGCCGGGGGTACTGCGGCATTTGCCGGTGGGGCGGCATCTGCACCCGGGGCGGCAGCCGCAGGGGGGGCGGCATTTGCCGCCACATCGGTTTTGCGCTTGGTGGTGCGCTTGCTCTCTGCCGGCGCCTTGCTGGGATCGAAGCGCTTGGGGCAGACGGTGTAGCTGGTGCTGGTGTTGTGGCGGTACTCGCGGAACACGGCGCCAGCCGCTTGCAGCCAGGCCAAGGCATCGCGCACAGCGCGCTCGGACAGGCAGGTACGTGCGGCGATGGTCCCGACCGCAGGCCAGCACACGCCATCGTCGTTGGCTTGATCGGCCAGAGAAATAAGAACAGCCTTCTGGCTCGGGCTCATGCCCTGCAGGGGCCAGCAGGCCGCCATGATGATTGTGCTCATGCTGTCACCCCGCCGCTCTGCTTCAGGCGCACCTGGTGCTGGCTCCACAGGCCCGCAATCCACTGGACGCCCTTGGGGGTGAAGCGCGCATGCGCAAAGGCGTGCTCGTTGACTTGGTTGACGCCGGTCTTGATGGAAAAGCGGCCTACCTCAATGTGGTTCTGGTACGGAGTCAGCACACCAGCCAGGCGGTAGAGGATCTTGCTGTCCTCCAGGAAGGCGCGGAATTCCGGCTCCTTGGCGTTCAGCAGCTTGGCCACTTGCCGGAAGCCCATGGAGCCGTTGGCCGCCACGTAGCGATCCACATACTCCGCCTTGGGCGCGGCCTGCGCCAGCTCTGCCGCTGTGCGTTTGTTTTCCTGAATCAGCGTAAGTTGCTGGGTGGTCAGTTGCTGCAGCGCCAGCAGAGCACCTTCGTGGCTGTCGATGGCTGGGGCTTGGGACTGGCGGCGGAAGTAGTTGTTGGTCAATTGGCGCTGCACCTGCCAGGCCAAGTCATCCGTAAACGACTTCACCAGCATCAGGTAGCCAGGCTCGGCCAGCAGGATCACATCCTCGCTCGCAAACTTAGAGTGGTTTGGATCGAGGTGACGACGAAATTCGTCGGCGCCTACTTTGAAGTAGTCCTCGCCCTCAATGAGGCGGTGCTTGTGCTCGCGAAAGTTTCGGCCTGCAGTTCCTTCGGGACGACCGTGGACAGAATCGACTTGTGCCAGCGTGACAACACGCTTTCCCATGTATTCGATCACCTGCAAGGAGGTGTTGTTGATGACGATGCTGGACATTTACACGCCCCCCATGGATTCGGGGGCCCCAAACGGACCTATGAGCTTGGCAAGTGCGTCGATACGCTTGTCGTCATGGTTGATCTTCTCCACCACCATTTGCCTGTAGCTCTTGCCGTGCACCAGGACGTAGATGCAGTCGCGCAGCACCCCTGCCGTGTCCTGGCCGCGCTGGGAGCAGTGCTGCAACCACAGATCATGGGTGAGCTCGTCTATCTTGGTCTTGGCGTCACATGTCAGCTTGCCCAGAGGGCCAGCGATGCCGCGCGCAAACATGGGGGCGAGCTCGTCACCAGCCAGATGGGCAATGGCGTGATCCAAGACCTCTTGAGCGTCTTCGGGCGGCAGACCCTTGAGCGCATCTACTACAGCAGCAAGCGCAGTGTGCTGAGCCTTGGACAGGTGAGCGAGTTGCGTAATGCGTTTGGTGGTGTCAGTCATTGCCCACCTCCTTTTCTGAGGTGGATGGCTGAGAGAGCTCAGGCAGTGGCTTGTCTGAGTAGATGTGATCGAAGGTCAGCGCCAGCCCTCGGCCGGCAGCAAAAGAAATCAGCCGGCGGGCGACTTCTGGCGAGACGGTCTGCCCTTTTTCGTAGTGCCCGATGTTCCCCTGGGTGCATCCAAGGCCATCGGCCAGCGCTTGCTGGGTCAATCCCAAGCGCTCCCGGATCGATTTGAGGTTGTGCATTCCTCAATTATGAGTCCGACTGATAACTAAATCAACAGTCGGACTGTTTTGAATTAATGAGCCCCACTAATACCCTAAGCCGCTTATGCCAGCACTTCCTTTGACTCCAGAGCAGAAAGCAGACGCTGCGCGCCTGAAACAACTGTTCCAGCGCTGGAAAGCTGACAGGCGAGCTCAAGGGCTGCAATCCAGCCAGGACACATTTAGCGACCAAGTGGGTTTCGGACAGAGCGCCGTCAGCCAATACCTAAACGGCAAGATCCCACTGAATCCAGCTGCAGCAGCGAAATTCAGCAAAGCACTCGGATGCCAGATCAGTGATTTCAGCGCGACCATCGCCGCGGCCGCGAGTGAAATTGGTGAGGCAGTTCAGCTGCCTGGCCAAGAAGCCGGCCGCGCCGGCGGCATGGACATAACAGAACTCTCAAAGCTGGAAATGCAGTTGGTTCTGATGTTCCGCGAGCTGCACGACCAGGCCAAAGACGAAGTAATCAGCCTGACAAATCAGTTGCATAACTCCGTCATGCCAGCGCGGTCTGCAGCAAATCCCTACCCTGGCGTTCCGGCTCCCAAGCAGAAGCCGGCCCCTGCGCCAAAGGCCAACCGCAAGAAGACCGAGAGCGCAGAGCACTAAGCCGCATCAGGTAACGGGGCGACCCCGACCCAGAATGTGATCGGGGATCTCGTCGAACTTGTAGACGGGCACCAGAACACTGCAGCGGCTTTTGATCAGGGCGCCCAAGGCAACCATATCTGCCAGTTGCTCAGCAGTCAGCTGGTCTGCAAGCTTCGCCACCATCGCTGCATACACCTCCGGCACATAGCGCACACGGGGGTGCTTTTCCTTGTACGCCTCAATCTGGTCGAGCAACTCTTTCGCGTCCATTCTCTCTCTCCTGTTGTGATCGCACGGGCCGGCATTGGCCCCTCATCAAGTCCTGAACCTTCACCTGTTTGAACGGCTCCCCAAACAGCAACGAATGCGCGCATGTGCAGTACATCGTCGCCAGCTCCCCTAATTGCCGCGCCGTTGGACAACTCGCCCCCGTCTCCCACTTCGACACGGCCTGACGAGTCACACCCAAGGTCTGAGCTGTGAAATCCTGGGATAGCTTGGCCGAAACGCGCGCCCTCTTAAGGCGACTTCCGAGCAGCATGTTTGGGTCGGTGTTCATTAGCGTCACTGGTTTTTTATACAGTATTGCACAGTGCTTTGAGCGCTGCAACTGCAACTTTGGGTTGCGCAACGCTCAGTTGCGCAACGGTGGGTTGCATCCGGCAAAAGCCGTTTGTAAACAACAACTTGTTTGGAGAACAAAAAAATTTGCCTAATTTAATTAGTCCGACTGTTGTGTTTTTTATGATTCCGACTAATAATTTATTCAACGGCAGCGATTCGTTGCCATGCACCTTGAGAACCAAGGTGCTCCGTTCTTCCGGGCCGGCCGGGTTACCAAACGGGAAAGCGGCGAGATCGGCCGCACTTCCAAGAGACACATAAGTGCAAGGGGGTGAACGGATCGCTCACACAAGGCTAGTAGGCCAGGGGCAACCTGGATAGCACCGCGGATGCGGGGAAACAAACGAACGAGATGTGGACGGGGATGCAGCGATGCACACGTCCGATGCTGAGAGTCCAGCCCCTGGGACGGTACGGGGTGAGGCAGACGGGATGCCAAGAACAGAAACCTGTTGAGGTATTCAGGGATACCAAGAACAGAAAAGCCCACCGAGCAATCGGCGCCAGACCCTGAGCGACATCAGGGGTGCAAACCAAAGCCTTGCTTGCAGGGCTGCGGTTTGACCACACAAACAATAGCGAAACTAATAATTTCCTCAAATTTGATCAAGGTTGAGTTACCATCAACCTATCAAAATGATAGGAACCATCTTTTGACAAGCCTGTCAAATCACCAGCTGGAACGCTTCATTCAAGAGTGTGCGCAAGAGAGCTTTAACGTCATGTTCACCAAGCATGCTCAGCAGCGAATGAGGCAAAGAGGTGTGACACAAATGATGGTCCTCGAGGCTTTGCGGCTGGGTTGTATGCGTCGCAAGCCTGAGCCCGACATCAAATTCACAGGCCTAAAGTGCCGAATGGAAAGGCTGGTTTCTGGAGTTTTGGTTGGGGTTGAGGTCTACATAGATCATCCTGCCCCAGATTTGACGGTAGTAACGGTAATTAATTTAGGAGAGTAGTCATGTACCACTATACGGACGGGGGCCTCCGCAACGTGTGGTTGGCCAATGGTTACAAGGTTCGCAAAACACCCCATGGAGACGCTGTCGCGATCCACGACATTGAAGGACTGACGGAAACGCTCTGCAAGACATTTGTCCAAAAGCCTCGCGCACTGTCTCGCACAGAGTTTCGCTACATTCGCACGTCAGGCCTACTTCTGTCCCAAGCAGCCCTGGGCTCTGCGCTTGGTGTTGACGCACAAACTGTAGCTCGATGGGAGAAAGACAAACACATCCCCAAGATGGCTGACAAGATGATCCGTCTGATCTACTTGGAGCATGCCAACGGCAATGTGCGCCTCAAGAGTGCATTTGAGACTTTGCGCGCTGTGGAGAGGGCTATGAATGGCCCTCAGCCCACCCGAGTCGTCGTGGAATCCAAAGGGGAGCACTGGGAGTCGCGCCTTGAAGAAGGCGACGAGTTAAACGAAGAAATGGAACCAGCCTAAATGCTGGCCCACCAAAACAACCCGCCCAGTGCGGGTTTTCTTTTACCAGCCACCCAGGAGGTGGCATTTTTGTACCTGGAGATTCTGAATTCTGAAATGTGA